TGCGTTTGAATTCAAAGACGAACGCAGAACTTTGTTGGTCGCCTGTCGCTTGATTAGGTGTCGGCGGTAAATGCAAATACGGTGCAAGTCGAATGATGCCTTGCCACGTTGAAATCGTGAATTGATACCAGCCTTGCGAACCGATTCCATCGACAAGATGATTGCGCGATTCGTGAAATCGAATACACGCAGCGGCAAGTTGGTCAATCACAGGCAACGTTCGCGTCGGGTCAGTCGCGTCAGGATACGCAACACCGACACCGATTGTGCGCCACTGTGAAGGTTCAACAAACGCGTTCGACGCAAATGCAACGTTCGACGTCAACAACAAAAATGAAATGAGAAACAAAAAGATTTTGCGAAACATGATGCTCCGATGTTCGAGGGATATTACGCACGACTAGATGTGTTCTTCATCGGCATCACCCCCTACAAAGTCAGCGAAATTTTTTCGTCGATAATCGACACGTTCGCACTGCCAGACGTCACCGTTGCGTGTCCAACGTCGTTGATACGGCGTCTTCGAATCAGCAATCATGATTTCTTGCACTGAATCGTCGATTGCGTACGATTCGTCTGTTTCTTCAAGGTCTTTAATGGAACGCAAATCACGCGCGATGATTTGTGAACCGAAGTCGCGTTCGAATTTGTCTTTGTAGATTTCGAACTTGATGAATTGACGTTGACGTCGACGCGCAAGAAGATTGCGAATGAAGTTCATGACTTCTTCTTTCGACGTGGCTTTTCACCTTCACGCAATGCGAAGAATGAACGCTCGCCTTTGGGAATTGGCTCACCGCGAAATGAGGCACTTGAACTTGAAGAAGTCGAAGGAAATGTTTCACTTGTTATAAATGTTCCCCACATATCACCGTCAACGCCTTGGATGACTTTTCTATCAGTCGTCGTCAATCGTTGTCGATGCACGCGTTGCAACGCGTCAAGATTCTGCGTGAAGTCGATGACGCACGACGATGATTTTCGTTCGCGAATGCGAAACATGATGACGCTCCTTCCATGAGCCATTTAGTCATGAAGAAGTTTACTACATCAACGCAATGTGACTTACGAAATCACCATATCGTCGGGGTCAACGTAACCGGGCGGGTCAACAACAACGTCTTCTGGTCGCCACGTGAACTTGCTCGCTTGGTCATTGTCGTCGTCGATGTTGTTTTCATCACTCGAAATTGTTGTCATGTTTTCTTCTCTCTCGACGTTTTTGGAAGATGTGTCAATGTGACTGTACCGTGTGCGTCAATAGATTCGACGCGGAATCGTGAATTAGGCGGCAACAAGAATTCCTTTTCGTGTGAGAACCGATTCGTCATGTTGAATGCTTTGAACGACTTGTTGACGTCAAGACCTTGTGTGCCTTTCGGCAATGAAATCATCATCTTCACACCGTCGCCTGCTTGAAATTGACCGTCTAACTTTGCAGTTGCAACGAATCCTTTGTCAGTGAATGTTTCACCGACTTTGATTCCTTGCGGTAGCCAACCTTGACGTTGAACAATCATTTCGTCAGTCGTGCGCGGCTGCGAACGAATCGCGAGTGCAAGACGACGATTTTCTGCATCAAGAACTTTCTTCGTCGCGTCGCTCGCTCCGACTGGGTATTGATTGAATCGCAATGCTGCGTTCATACGTTTGTGCGACGGACCTGTCCACGTCTTCAACTGTTGTTGTTGCGGTTGCGTAATCATCTTGTACGTTTGAACGTCTTTGAAACCTTCAAGTTTTTGTCGTTCGTACATATTTTTGTAACTGAACGGATTCGCAACATACGGTTTTGCATCAGCGACGTCTGCTGACTTCATCTTCGAAAAGTCGACAGACTTCATATCAACGATGAATTCATGTTCGTCTTGTGCAGCGTTAGGGAATGGCGAATACTTGCTGACGTCAAGTGCCTTCACCGTATCGGCAGGCAATGTTCGAACAGTTCCCCAATTCCCTGCGAACGCTTTTGCTTTGTCGAAGTCAGTTGTCCACGAAACTAAGTCACGCGTTTCGTGTGCCTTCTGGTCTTTTTCAAGTGCGTCGCCTACTTGACGCACGCCACGATACAAAGTCGGATTCGAAGTTCCAAGATAATTAACCGCGTCGCGAATCTTTGCGTAGTCTTCTGATTCCGCTTCGATACCGACAGGGCTTCCGATGCCGTTGACCCACTTGTGCATCAAGCCAAGATTGTTGTTCAATTCGTTGTCAGCAAGTTCTGCTTCGCTCACACCACTTGAACCGAATGTCTTCGTGCTTAAAAGCCCAACTTTCGTATTGACAAAACTCGTTACTGATTCTTTTGCGTTCGCAATCGCGTTCGGCATTTCTTTGTCGATTTGCGCAAGTATCTGCGCAGTCTTCGCTGCTTGTGCGCCTTGTGCTGCTTCTGCGAGGTCTTCATCAGTCGGTTCAAACGAATCGTCAATCATTGAATTGCCTATTGCGTCTTGCACATCTTGCGCAGATACCCAAAGTGGGGTTACATCGCAAAGACAACCTAAGTGGTCACCCGGTAAGTAATACGAATTGTTCGGGAAGTCTGTCGTGTTTGCAAGACCGTCATCTGTGAATGATGTGAATGTGTAACCGTTCAAGTCGTCGTGCGGTTGAAACACGTTCACTGACGGGCCGTGTTCCCATTGATACGAATAGTGCGTTGCGCCGTTTGACGTTAGAAGATTCTTGATAGTTGCGCCTGTTGCGATGCCGCCAACTGGAATGCCTAACGGAATCGCTGCGACTTCTGCGCCTGATTTTGTGACAATTGTTCCTAAGTCTTGCGCTGCTGTGCCGCCTGCGACTGCTAACGATGCGCGAACAACGCCAGTTGGAACCATCGTGTCAGGATTCAACGCATCAATCAGTTCGTCACTCGTCATGTTTGGATTCGTCGTATTCGGCAAATTCACTGCAAGTGAATTCATTGAATCTTTAAGAACTGACCAACCTGCTGCTGATGACGAACCGAAGTATTGCGCAGTTTCTTGCGCTGCTGATTCGTCCAGCCCGCCTAGTTGCGTTGCGATTTTCAACGCTTGTTCTTGTGCTTGTTGTGTCATTGCTAGATATTGTTCGTGCAACGATTCCCAATCGTTTTGCATAAGACCGCTTGCTGTAAGACCTGATGCTGTGATTGTGTCAAGACCCAAAACTGCAAGAACGTGTTCGTTGCGCGTCATCGCAATCTTCTTGCGCAATGATTCGTTCTTCGCAACTTTCGCGCGCATCTTTGCGCCTGCTTTGCCTAAGTGATGCAACATTTCGTTATTGCACAAGACAGTCAATCGTGCACGCAAATCACGGTCAATCATCGTCATTTTGCGTGATAGTTCAATTGACTTCGCACTAGGCGTCGGTTTCTTCGGCGCGACGTGTCGACGCAATGACGCAAGAAGTTCACGACGACCGTCTGCGTTTAAAGATTGAAGAATCATCGACGCAGTAATCGAAGCGTCATCATCAGAAGACGTCATTCCTGACGGTATCGGTGGGCCTTCATTTGTAGGCGCAGTCGTCTCGAGCGGTTCACTTGAAACAGACGTATCTTCATTTGATGTCGTCGCAGTCGGTGCAATCGGTGCGACGACACCAGTCGAATCAATACCGGGCAACGCAGGTGGCCCTGTCATTGGAAGAACTGCAAGCGCAGGGTCTAACGCGTGAAGAAGTGCCATGACGACATTCGCAGGCCATTGACGCATCGTACGAATCATGCGCAGTTCGATTTCTGTCGCACTTGGCGCGTCTTCGTCTGTGAAACCACCGACGTTTCGATACGCTTCGTCTGAAATGACAATCGCATCATGCAACGCAGTTGCGTTCGCCATACGGTCAGGGTGCGTCACAAGTTCAGTTGCGTCGTACCAGAACATCAAACGAGGAATCCACGCGGCTTTGACGTTGTCAGGCAAGTTCGTCGTTTCAATATAAGGTCGCAAAAATGCAGACGTCAAACACGACACAAGAACTTGCACGTGCGGTTCAACATGATGACGAAACGTGTTGTCGTCGACTTGCCACGCTGACCAGTGATTTAAGTCTGCGATGCCTTGAATTACCTCTTTCGGCAAGTCAAGCGTCGTCGCGATGACACCGACAAGTTCGTCACGATTTGCGCGTGCTTCTGCGTCGAAGATACCGCCTAATTCAATCAAACGAATTTTGTCAAGATGTTCACCCGGGCCGCGCATGACGATTGGTACAACCGCACTTGCGTCGCCTTCATTCTCTATAGGCGTCATCATCGCATCAGCGAGGTCTTCCATAAATGGGTCAGATAACGGGTCTTCATTGTTGTCGTTGTTCGACACGATTGACACTTCATCAGGCACTGCAAGAATGCCGCGACCTGCAAGACGCGAACGACCAGTTGCGCGAATCATGCGTCGAAGAATTAAAAGTGCTTCACATTCGTTTTGAATTGCTTTCATTGGTGAATCAGCAAGTAATCGATATTCAGGGTCTTCTTGCCACATGCGCGAAATAAAAGTGAAATCCATGTCAAGTTTCGTTAGACCTAATGTGCCTGAAGAATCTGTCGGTGATTCGCGCAACATTGTTTCGTTGTTGTAGACAACTATTTCAGAAACACTTCGAATCGAATACGTGTTGACGCCAGTAGTTTTGTCAGTTTGGCCCAATAAGAATGCTTCACCGGGTAGTGACATGTTTGTCGACAACGACTTCATGATGCTTGACATCGCGATGCGACCGTTGCCTAAGTCGCGCATTGCGTTTTCACACGCGTCAAGTATTTCAGGCGGGCAATCTTTCACGTCAGTGATTTCTTGCGGCATATCAGAAGGCATATTTAACGGCAACGCAGCAACGTACACGCGCATTCGCGCAGCACAATTCGCAAGAAAGTTGACTGCGAAACGAATTTCACCAATTGTTGCGCGAAAAGTGAATGAATCAAGTTGCCAGTCTTGACGAACTGCGCGAAGTCGCGCGACTTCTGCGTTGTTGCGAAGATTCAATCGCGTCGCAGATGCAGTTAATACGCGAATACGTTTCGTCTGCGGTACAGATTGTTTTGCCATTACAGATGCTCGCTGACGATGCTTGAAATGCTCGACAATGCAAGTGCAAGTGCGATTGTGTCAAGCCAACCTAAGTGACGATAAAAAATGATGCTTGCGACAAAACCAACCCATACTGATGTGCACCAGTTGCAGTTGACAAGTTCGTGAAACCATGACCAAGGCAAAACTTTCTTCAATCGAAGTTGTTCGTCTGTGATGCGACCTTGAAAGTCTTGTTTGACGAACTTGACGCTTGATTTCTTTAGAAAGAAGTCACGAACGCGAATGAAGATTGCGTCTGTCGTGATGATGCGCGTGACGCGATGAACTGCAAATGAAAGAACGATGAACAAAAGATTCGCATTCATGAAGGCACGACCGTCGTGAAATCAAGAACGCCGCCAATCGTGACTGTCGAAATGCCAGTCGTGTTCGCAGACGCAGAAATCGCAATCGTGTTCAACATTGCGTCGTACGCAGTCACAGTCGCGTTAGAAGAAATTCCGTAACCACTTATATATTGACCAATCATTGCGTCGCACGCGATTAAGTCACCAAGTGTGATGATGTTCGATGACATCGTCAACGATGCGTGCGCGTCATTCGACGTTGCGTTCAACGACACGACAATGTTGAATTCGCGAACGATTTGACCTGACAAGCTCAACGTGCAGATGTATTGAACGCCAGTCGGTGAAGGCTCGTCACTTGAAAGAACTTCTAATGCAAGACCGTTAAGTGCGCAGATGCGACCTTGTGAATCGAATGTGCCCGCGATTGATTGTGATGAAATCAAATTCATCAAGTCAACACTTTCATCAGTCGGTCGCAACAAAATGAAACCTTCTGCCGCTGAACCGTCTGCGTTTAAAACTGTGCCTTGAACTGAAACAAATGCACGCGTCGCGACGACAAGTTCACTGTTGCCTGAACCGCCGAGATAATCGGCTCCTAAGTAGTCGCTACCGAGCATTTACGCTCGAATGAAAACAGATGGGGCAGATGCTTGACCCGCCGCGCCATTGCAAGGACTCGCGGCGGGAAACGTCGAAGGCAACGCACCTGTGTACGTTGTCGCAGTCGAATAGAAACCTGCGCTGCTTGATGCGCCGCTGTAAGGGTCAGCAACGCCCATGATTGAATTGTTCGAACCACTTGATGCTTGCACTTGCGGCACTGGCGATGCACCGCCTTGCGTGACGCACGCAATCCAGTAATTGCCGGGTTGCAATGTCTGATTGATTGTTACTTCAAGACGTTGTCCGTTTGTTGTTGCTGCGATTGTGCCTGCGTCAAGAACTAATGCACCGCCGACTGGTGTGCCACCGTTGTCTGAATAGATGCCCATGCGAAGAACTGCGCCTGTGCCGCCTGCCGTGTTGACGAACGCTGCGATTTGCGTGAACGTGTGTGCGACCGAAAGTGAAAAAGGCACTGCGTACAACTGACCGTTTGCGAATGAAACGTCAGTGAATGAACCTGCGTCGACAGGGTAATAATTTCCTGCGACTGGTGCGAAACCGACTGCACCTGAACCTTGCGGGCCTTGCGGGCCTGTCGCGCCGACACTTCCCTGCGGGCCTTGCGGGCCATTTGCGCCTGCTGCGCCTTGTGCACCGTTTGAACCTGTTGCGCCTTGTGACCCTTGCGCGCCATTTGTACCGTTTGCACCTTGCGCGCCTTGAAGACCGGGTTGACCTGTCAACAAGATATTCGCGACAGTAAAAGAACCTGAACCGTATGATATTAAACCGTCGTAAATGAATGTCCACACATTGTTGTTGACTGTGAAATTTGTGATTTGCGCAATGATGTAGTTCGTACCGTCAGTGATTGTGACGTAATCACCGACTGCGAAAGAACCGCCATCGTTGCCTTCGTTGAATTGACAAATTGCTTCTTGAACGCCAGTGTGCCAACCGTTATTTTGGAAGACGATTGTCATTTGTAAGTTGTATTTCGCAGGTGCACCTTGCGAGCCTTGTGCGCCTTCGAGACTTGTTAGAAGACCTGCTGTGACGCCGATTTGAACTTGCCAGCCTGCACCGATGTCTTGCGACAATGAATTTTCTGCTTGACGTGAAAACGTGAAGACGTCACCAGTGCGATTGTTGACTGACACGATTTCTGCGTTGTAATAATTCGCAGATACACCGGGCGGGAAACACGTGAGATTGAAAGGCGCTTCAGGGAATTTCAAATCACCGTCGCCTGTTGTAATCGTGAATGTCGTGCCTTCAGTGGCGGGGTCAGGCGCAACTACAATCTGCGATTTCGCAAAGTTCGTGAAGTTCACGCGACGACCTCTTTCAACGGCTCAATGCAATACAGTAGCGAATCATTTGTCTTACAACGCGCATTTATTGTGCGAACCACGAAATCGGCGTCGCAAGTGCTTTCAATGATGAACCGCAGTTGCAACCGTGACCTTTGTTGATGACACACGTGAAGTCTGCGCCGAAGACTTCGATGCGTTCGTTCGAACCTAACGTGTTGCGCGATGCGCGCGCGTCAGTGTGTCGAAACACTTCATCGAATATCTTTTCAGGTTGTTTCTTTTCGACGTTTTCGCGCCAGATGATGATGCGTTCACTTGTCAAAAAGACGCGACACTTCGTAAGAATGCGACCGTCGTTGAACACAACTTCGGCTGGGTGCACATCACGAATCATCGTTGTCACGATGAATTAAATACCTGTCGCGACGACCGTGTTTGCGACAATGGTGGCGACGGTCACTGTGACCTTGATGTACCAACCAGCCGGTACGTCAATGACCAGCGTTTGTGAAGCAACAGCGTTCGCTGCCGTGGCAGGAATCAGGTTGTCGGCAACACCGCTGGTCGGGCCAATGTCAACCTTGACGGTTCCGGCGGTTCCACCGTTGATGCCGATGTAATACTTCGCCTTTGCGGTTGAGGTGTTCTGTTGCGCGGTTCCACTGACCAACGTGGCCGTGGTGAACGTAGGCGCGTTAGGCGCGTTGTTGACGACGGCCAACAGCGGTGCGAGCGCGTTGCCACCACCCAAGTCGTTGATGAACGCCATGATTTGTTCGACGGTGTCAAGGCTTGAACCGAGAGGGTTGGGGTTGATGATGGACATTGAATCTCCTTCGTTGATTGACGACTACGTGAGAATAGAAAGAAATATAGCCGATAAATGTGTGTAAGACGATTCACGATTTCGTCAGCGTTAAAACGCCTTCTAGACCGTCTTTTTCGACCATGAAGTCGATGTCACGATAATATTCGCGTTGTCGTGACGCAGTCACAATTGCAGTGTGATGTCTGTCGTATCGCAAGACTTGCACTGAGTTTGGGTGCGTTCTTAACCATTCGACAAGTTCGCCCCAACGAAGACGAACGTTTGATTGACTCATGTGAATTTCTTTTCCGAATAACGACGTGTCTGACTTTGCGATTGACGTTATCGGTCGCGGTTCACTTGTCAAAGTCGACTTCGTAGTTATTTGCATAGTCTCATTGTTTAGTTGACAGACTTCTGCCTCCATTTCCACCAACGCGAGCATCGACGCAATGCGCGCGTCACGTTCAATGTCGTCAACAATCATGATTGCGGGGCCACTCGCGAATGCTGCGATGATTTGTGCTTTCGCGCGAAAGACTTCTTCGTTCATGATGTTGAACCTTTCTTTGCGATTCGTTTTGCCATTTCAGATTGACCTGCGTTTATTTTAGACTTCTTCGTCGTATTCACAGGCGATAACATTACGCCGCCGTACTTTTCGATGTATTCCATTTTTGCGTATTGACTGAACATATCAACTTGGTCATCGTTTTGACCGTTCGGGAAAGACGTGCATTCGTAAATGAAGTCATCAGGCGACCACGCGATTTCTTGAAACGACGTCGCCACCGCAATCGTCGGTATGTAGAAATTGCCGCTTCGTACGAAAGGCGACACCGCAATCGCGCGCGTCGTCTTCGACTGGTCAGGTGTCACTTCGATGATGCCCGCAATTTCGTGACGCAACGTGTCGACGATTGCGTCACCGTTCGCTTTGACTTCGACGTATTTTTTCTTCGCTTGTGGGAATAATCGTGTCATGCGTCGCATCGCGTCAATCGATGCAGTGAACGACAATCGCGCGCGCACGACGTAAATCAAATACGAATCTGCACCTTTGCGTGCCCATAAACCACCGACGACGAAGTCAGATGTCTTCTTGTCTTTGAAAGTGAAGTCCCATGATTGTGATAGTTGCCAACCACCGTTGATGCGAAACGTGCCGTCGACTTGTTGCGTGACAAGTAATTCGTCGTAACGACGCCACCATTCTTTCATTAAAACATCGCCGACATCTGGTGTTGGCTTGCCTTGAAACAACGCGTACCAAAGACGATTTGCAGTTGCTTGTTTTGTTGTTTCCCATTGTGCGCGTGTGCGACCTCGCGCTGAAACCATGAATTCACCGACGTCGCGACCTAGAATGTCTGATTCACCCGCATTTGAGTCGTATTCGGCTTGCGCAGGAATATTGATGACGACCCACTTGTCGTAGTTTTTTGCGCCTTGTTTTTCGTCTTCTTTTTGTTTCGCGATGAAACGACCGCCTAAGTCAAGTTCGCTCCAACGTGTCGCAACTTCAATAACAGGCGCGCCCGGTGCAAGTCGTGGTCGCGCAACTGTTTGCCACCAATCCCATGCTTGATATGACAACAAGATTGAATCGGCTGCGCGCATGTCTTTAACAGGGTCATCAATCACTAACAAGTCAAGTGCGCGACCTGTAAGACCACCACCGATGCCGATTGCGTAGACACTTCCACCTGTGACAATCGAAAATCGCGACAACGCTTTCTGGTCTTTCATCAGACGAAGACCTAAGTCCATGACGCCGTTTGAACCGTCGAATGTTTCGATGTAGTTGCGAATCTTGCGACTGAATTCTGACGCTTTTTCGCCGTCGTAACTTACGATGCCTACGCGCAACATCGGGAATTGTCGAAGTAACCATAAGACGCCGACGACTGTGATGCGTTCTGATTTTCCTTCTTGCGGCGGCATCGACAACATCATTCGTTGAATACCTCGTGATGCGATTTCGCGCGCAGATTGTTCAATCGCGACGTCGTCAGACACGCCTTGATGCATTAGTTCTGCGTAACGATGACGTCTGTCGTACATGACTTGAATCGCGTCGCGCACTTGAATCATGTGCGCGTCAATCAAATCAAGCGCAGATGTTTGCACAGTCATAGAGTCAAGTCGTTTCGCAAGCGACCCCGGTGTTGGGTCTTCTAATCGACGTTTAAGTGATAACAGTTCTTCACTTAACGCGCGTCGCGTCGACGATGTTTGACGTTCCCATTCATTTGCGAATGCGTCATCGTCTAGTTGCGCAAGTTGACGCGCAAGAAGAATTTCTTGTCTAACGATAACGACCACCTGATGAACGCGGCAGTTGTCGAATTAAAGGCATCGTTCGACCTTTCGGCATTTTTACGCGACCGCGCATGTCGATGACCATCGCTGCGTTTTGCACTTGCGCAGGCGTATGCGGTTCGTTTTCGCGTTCTAATGCCCATTCGACTGCTGCGACGATGAAGTCTGTGCGTGTGCAATCAAGACGTTCGCACGCTTCGTCTAAAAGTCGACTTGTGACATCGTTCATTCGAACGCTGATTGGCTTTGATTCCATGCGTTCAATCTAACGTGATGTTGTGTATTTCTTCTTCTTTTAGTAAGACCATGATTAAACCGTCAAAAACTGGTGCAACTTCTGCGTGTCGTGACAATCTGCATTGATAGTCGACACGAAGTTGTGCAAGACCTGTTTCGCTGATTGCGTAATGACATTCAATGTCGATGTCGTTAAGACCTGCTGCGTCTAACAAACGACGCGCTTTTTCTTGTAATTCGCGTTTCATTCTTTGTTCGTCTTGCAAACGTTGAATGCGTGCGTCATTGTTGTTTACGCGCATTTTTTCATCAAAGTCGTCATGCGTCACGTCGTTGTCTTCAGTCACGATATGCAGGTTCAATCGGTCGGTCAATCAATTTCACAAACGCGGGTGAATCGCAACAATGTTGACACGCGTCACATGCGAACGTGCGTTTGAAACCGACGATGTCTGTGTCGACACCTATCGCGTACACAGAAACGACGCCTAATGAATCGCAGACGTGACATTCAACGAATTCGGCGCAACCTATGCGTTCTGCCCAAACGTTTGATTGAATGAAGTTTTCATTCATCGTCATCGTCATTCGTAGTCGGGTATGCATTCGCAAGTTCACGAAACGTCGCGAGAGCCTCGCTTGCTGACATGACGAATGAATCGCCGTCTTTGCCTGTGATTTCTTGACGCGTTGTGTAATCGTCGCGTTCGCGATGAGCGAGCCACCACATTGCTGCTTGAAGCGAAAGACGTTGTTGTTCGATTGACGGCAACGGTTGATTGTCGTGTTGCAAGCCACGTTGCGCTGTTTGTGAAATCACACTTTGCATCATGACGGCAGTCTCAGCAAGCGCTTTGTCGAATAATGTGACGAATTCTGCGTACTTGCGTTCAGTAGGGCTTCTAGTACCTGCCTTTTTCGTTAATGCTGACTCGCCTTTGCGACGCCATTGACGAATCGTGTCTAAATGAACACCTGCAAATGCGGCTGCGCGTTTTTCAGTTGCGCCTATCCTGATTGCGTTAAGTATCGCGGCTTGACGTTCGTTGTTTAACGATGTAGGTGCACCTGCGGTCATGAAGTCACATTACCAATAGAAAAGCGACATTGCGACTGTTTTCTGACTAATCAAACGTTTCGCACATTGCGATTGAATGAAAATGACCGTTCTTCGCATTTGACAAAGAAAACATCGATGTCGGAAGCGCGTCGATGTATTCGATTTCGGGATAAATAATCAATGAATCATTACGTCGAAGAAGTAATCGACCGCAACTACAGGACACCGACAAATGTGTGTAAGACGATTCACGATTTACTGTCATACGTTGCATTTTTTTTCATTCACACAACGCTCGCCGTTCACAGTGAAGATATTCACGGCAGTTCTGCGCTTGTGTCCCGGAGCATTTCACCGCAATCAAAACAATGAGGGTTATGACCGTCCCAGTTCTCGTGACGACAGTTTTCTTTCTTATCTTCGAGTTGAATCAACAATGGCGTAAGCGAACCGCCGTCAAACTCTGAGATTGGCGGTATCTCTGTCCACACGCGGCCTTTCTGATTCAGCCATCCGACGCGGCGAACTCGGAGCCACGGCGCACTACTAATCGGCCATTCCTCGGCAACGCTCAAACTCATCGGTGTCAGTACAGGTGGCTCTACCGGGGCCGCGCCCAACACGCCTTCGAGCAGGTCATCAATTCCAGTGCAGAAACACCACTCGCCTTCAATGCCTGTGAACGCTGTGCATTGCTGACCGCTCGCGTGATTGTCCTTCTTATGTCCACACTGACGGCACGTTCCCTTTCCGTATTGAAACAGCCACGCTTCAGCGTCACTGAGCAGATGAGAATAAAGGTCGCTTCGCAGGTCGCGGTCACTCATTCGCGAGGCTCTCTACCGAAAACGTCACGAAATCCCAGTCCTCGTCGTACGATTCGGCGGTGAAGGTGTAGTCAAGTTCCATCGCCAGGAGTTCCAACTGAGGACGAAGCGCCGGGTACTCGTAGTCGCTCAGAACGGTCGGGCGTCCACTCTTCAGCCGGTGACGCAGGTCTGAGTAGCGAGCGCCGCACACAAAGGCGTGGTCGTCAAGCGTGCCGCCCCCGGATTTACACACGACGAACGGGACTATCAACGCATGCTCATGCTCGTGAATTTCATCGCTCATTCTTGCGTCCCTACAGTCTCAAGAATCTGAAGTTCGACCCATCGCAACATGGCTTCCCAACGCGCGGCTGGCGTCATGTCAGCGAACTGCTCGTCATTGCGGTAGGCAATATCCCAGGCGAGTGTTAGGGCAACCCCGAAGGTCTGCCGCGCGTATTCAGCAGTCTCGTACAGTGCGTTTCCGTCGCTTTCGAGCATGGTCGGTATCTGCGCCCACGCTTCGTCCGCGTCAACACCTTTCTTGACCAGTTTGTGCCAGGCGTATGCACCAATCGCGCAGACGCCTTCACCTTTCTCGGCAATCTCAGCCAAGAACGAGTCGCGAGGACTCCAATGACCTGATTCGAGAGAGTGGTAAACGTTCTTGGCGCGGTTAGCAGGATTCACGGTGCACATCGCCCCTGAGATGAGTTCGCGCTTGGGCATCGTCAGCAACGCCTCGCGCAGTTCGCCCAACATCTTCTGGCCGCGCTTGCTCGTCAGCGCCCGCTCGTAGTTCGACGCCCACAGATATTGGCTGGGGTTGTTGTCCCAGTCGTCACAATCGCTGTACCGGCTCATTCTTGCGTCCCTACAGGTGCTGGCGAAAGACTATTTTTCACGCCCTGAGCCTCCCTAGTCGTTGTTTGGCGTTGTGGTACACGTCCGCTAACCAAGGCTTAACACCTGGCGTTCGCCGCGTTGTGACTGGCTGTTCATCATCGGGTTTCATATCGGGGAATGTGTGAGCCTTTCTGATTCCGTCATTCATCCCGGCTCTATAGCCCTCACGCCATTCCGGGCTTTCGTAGTTCAGGTCGCTCATTTTCAATTTCCTTTCGTCGGTTGCGTCCCTACAGATGACGATATTTGGTGATTTGGTGGACAGCCGCAGTGAGTCTTGTTGCACAAACACCTGCCGAGAACAGGCTCGCCGCGACCACCAAATTCCCGATTCGTGCACGTCTCGGCGTCCTCTTCGAGGAAGTGATACCAGTCGCCCTTGTGCATCGCGATGTTGTATCGCTCGGCAGGGCCGTCGCACGTCGGGCATTTTCCGCTTTCGATGTTCACGATTTCTTCTCTTTGATTTTAGGCACGGTACTTCGCTTTCTCAAGTATTTCGATTAGTGCGTCAGAGGCTCGTAAAGTCCATTCATTTCGAGGAACGTCCCAAACGTCCCAAGCGTCCCAAGCCGCTCGAGCGTCCCAAGCGGCCCAAGCGGTTCGAGCGACCCGAACGCCCCGAGCGTCCCGAGCGTCCCGAGCGGTTCGAGCGGTTCGAGCGGCCCAAGCGGCTTCAGCGTCCCAATCGGCATCAGCGGCATCAGCGGCCTCGTTCCACTCAGCGTCACTGGGCTCGTCACCTACTGACGCTCGCTCAAACAACACTGCCATAATCTCAACCACTGACGCGCTTTCTCCCGCAATCGATAACAAGTCACGTAGACACCACGCCTGCCACTTGTCCCACGCTCGACTGAGGTCTGCTCCAACGGGGATAGCCTCTAGAAAGCGAACCGGCCACTCTTTGGAGTCCTCAACCGACAGCGACTCGAACAACGTGTCCTCTAACCACGCCAACTGCTCGGGTATTCCCCAGAGCGTCGGGTACTTCTCGTGACCTCCGTTGGGGTCGTGAGTCATGCACCCCACCGCGCATCCTTTCCCGTCATCCCAGTACATGCCTTGCACTATCTGGTCGGCCTCGCGGTGCAACTTCATTTCTGCGACGGTGCGCTCTTTCAGCGCGGGGTCATTGTGATACGCCAGTAATTTAGTCATTAGTTTCTCCTTCATTGTTGGTTGTTTGCGTCCCTACAGGTAGCGCCAGAGCCGGTTGGAGTTTGTGACCCGCGACGTACGACTCATACAGTGTGCCGCCATCGACGGAGCGCATGTAGGGCAACATCACCTGGTCAAGCGTGACCATCTCGGTCTCGATGAGAGCCATTTGTGCTTCAAGCCAGTCCTTCGTGATACGCCATGCGACGTTTCGAGCCTGCTCGCGGGTCTTGAATCGCTGGGGCATCTTGCGGTCCTTGCGCATAACCGCCTCGACATGTCCTTCTTTGACTGGCAGAGTGAACCCAGCCATCCCAAGCGTCGTCATCACCGAGAACGAGACGCCCGACACTTCACCCTTCTCGTTGAACTCGCTCATGATTTGACGCGCGCCGCCTTTAACCAAAATCGTCGTGATTTCGTTGGCGGTCTTCTCTGCCTTGATGGTCGTCGTGTAATTGAGCAGGCTCATGTCGTCTCTACAGGTGGCGACAGAAGAGCGTTGAGTTTTTCAGCGAGTGACTTGGCGGCGTCCTTACTCCATTCGGTTAGCCGTTCCTCGATTACCGCCCCATCGCGCGAAAGTGTCCATGCATTGTTGCGATGTTGATAAACCCTCGATACCTCCCAGAACGCACCAGGCGTGGCCGCGTAGTCAGCGTCGTCAATCTCCCACTCCAGGCGCGGCGCGGGTACCGGCGCAGACTCGTGCATGAAAATGACTTCTTTAGCGCCCTGCGCGATGAACACTTCCATTAGCCCTTGACACCTCATACAGCCGTGTGAGCCCACCGCATTGACTTGAACCGCCGTCTTGACGAAGTAGTCACAGCGCGGGCAGTAGCACACAATCGAAACCGTGTCGCTCATTTCGTCTCCCACTGCGTTGCATCGTCTCGTTCTTTGAGAATCTCAATCATTTCTTTTACGTGACTCTCCATCTCGGCCCCGAGCGCGTCATGCTCGACGGACGGCACGACCACGTAACCCGCTCTCTCAAGAGCGTCGATGATGTAGGTGGCCGAACGCCGGTATGACTCTTTGCTCGGTGCATCACACGATTCCCAGCCACCTTCGTACATTTCGACATAGGGGCTTGTCGGCCCATAGAGGGCAATGAGTTCGCGCGTACGCCCCTCGTATTGGGCTTGACACCAAACTTCAATCAGCTCCCCTTTGGGTATCGTGTCGCTCATTCGCGGGGCTCCCACTCGCTCTTAAATTCTTTGATGAGGCTCTCAATACAATCGTGCCAAGCACCGTACTTCGACACGTACTTGTGAGCCTTGACTTCCAGCCACGTTATGAAATCTTCGTCGCTCATTCTTGCGGCCCTGCTCATTCTTGCGGCCCTACAGGTGGCGCGACCAGAGACTTCGCTCGCGTGAATCGGTTAGGACGCTGAAATCCCCAATGGTGCTCGATGTGAATGGCGTGCGCGGGAAGTTGACAGAACTGATAGTCAAGCCCGTCGTCCATCATGGTTGCCGTTCTCGCGTCACACCACTCGACGTAAGGCCCGTCAGAATTGCCGAGAGGGAAGATGCCATTTCGTTCAGCAATCTCGCCGGCCAGCATGTGAAGGTTGCGCCACAGTGAATTCTTCACCGCGTCGTCACCTTCGGCCCAGTCGTCTAGCATTCGGTTCGCCGCGACAACAAGATTTGTTAGGTCGTCCTCCAGGCGCGGTGCGGGTATTGACTCAGAAAGACGAACTTGCATTTTAGTTATGCGTTTGTCAATCTCTCGTGTCAGTTCGTCGCGCAATACGTCAAGCCCGCAGATATGACAGCCGCCGTCAGAGTAGTAATGCGGTGGGTAGTTGCGTCCGTCGTGTTCGTGCGGGTGCAAAGGGGACGCACCGATACCGCCGCGCGCCTCTTTGCGTGAAATGTAGTCGTCAGTCATAAATCAATATCCTTTCCAAATGTCGGCTTCGAACTCATCTAGTGCGTGCCGTACTGCTTGTTCGATGATTTCAACGTAAGAAATGCCCAACAATGCTTTTTGCATTCTGCGAAGACGTTTCCACGTTTCATTGTCGAATGTAATTTGACCGTCGTTGTAAAGTTTTTTATTGACCACTTGCTTCTTTTCGTAGACGTTCAATCGATTCGTTGATTGCGTTGATGCGTTCAAGTTGTGCGCGACCTTTGTCTGTGATTGATGATTTCATCGCAGGCTTGCCACGTTTTGAAAGACCGCGTTCTCCGTTGTGTTCGATGTAGCCAGCCGTACGAAGAATTGAACAGTTGCGTCTGTCGTCGTATTCACCAGTGACACCGGCAAGTTCGCCTGCTTCTTGGTCGGTCAACGAACGATGAAACGCGAACTGAATCAACAATCGATGACGTTCACTGTCACGTTTGATTGGTGAAGACTTCGCGACTTCGTGCGACGTCGAAGGGTCGTCACGATGCACGAATCGATTTACAGAAGGCACAGGTACATCAGGGTTAAACAACGTGTCAATTTTTTCTTCAAACTTCTTAGAATCTTCAATCGACTTGTCGCGTAGATACTTTTCGTATCGCGAATCGCTAATTCTTCGTGGCATCACTTTCCTTTCTCGACGACGACGTCGTTGCGTCGCCATTCAAACTTCGATTGTTGCGCAGGTGCATCGACACGTGGTGACAAGAATTCAGGAAAGTCGGCTTGCACACGGTCGTATTCGTCATCAAGTAAATCTTCGAATCGTTTGCCTAAGACTTCAAGAAGTTCGTCGATATACGTTTCGAAGTAGTCGTTCACAGTCGATTCAGACGCGTCTAAATCGCGATTCTGGGCGTTTTGCGCACGTTTGCGTGTCTTCGTACGTCGAAGACGTTTGTTCGCGTCGACAAGACGTGTCAGTCGAATTTGCGTTGTCAAGTCGACTTCGTTTCGACGCGCGTCGACAAGACGTGCAAACGCAAGTTTGGTCGGCACTGTCATGACGTCACAACTTTCACGTCTTGAATGAAGTCAAGTGAAGTGACGTCGATGACGTATTCGAATTCGCCGCGACCGTCGAACTTCGCAAGAACAAGACCAGTGTCGATTGTTGCTTCGTACAAGACGCCGACGTTGTCATCGTGGTCAAGTCGATGCGCAAACCATTCGGCTTTTTCTTTGTTCGATGACCACGACATGCCTTCTGCGAAATCAGGTAACGCACCGCGCCACAATGTCAACGGTTCAGGCAAGTCATGCTTCAAATGAATTTCGCCTTCGTCAAGAAGATATTCGTCGAAGTCGAACGTGTCGAAGAACATGCCAAGCCACAAGTCGATGTCAAGAATCTGTGCAGGAAACTCTGCGCTGACCCACGTGTCTGCGATTGCTTTCGCACGTTCGTGTTTGTTCATGTCTGCGTAGTTTTCACACAACAAAAGTGGCAAGTCGTTGCGACCTTGACGTGCTGAAATTTCTTCCCACGTCTTCATGATTCGACCTCGAAGTCGCGTTGACCTGCGCCGAATTGCTTCGCAAGTTGTGAACCATTGACAAGACGACCGTCGAAGAAACCGACGTCCATGAAGTCGTCAGGTTCGCACACCCACAACCAGAATTGATTCGCAGTGTCGACAAGTCGCGATTCGGCGGGATACAGTTCAAACGCTTCGACTTCTGAACCTGCGATTTCGTTTTTGATGCGTTGAAAGTCACGCCAGTCACGCGGCCAACTTCTGTCTTGACGACGAATCGACAACGACGAAACTGAACCTGATTCGCGACGACGCACGTGCACGACGTACTTGTCGTTCAACCAAACTTCTGTGTCGAAGTCTTGACCTGCGATTGGTGCGCGACCAAGTGCTTGCGTCATCGCGTCAATCTTTTCTTGTGACATGTGATTGACACCGGGTTGCAAAGGTTGCCATTGACGCTTCGGTGTTGGCTTCTTTTTCATGACCTGTCCTTTGCGTCGAAATAACCGCACACGCACACGACGACTGAAAGAATCAGACCCGCCGACGTCACAAGTTCGAATATCGCTTTCGCGACCCAGTACGTGTAGTTCATCGCGCATCACTTTCGAAGACGCCGTTGAACACTGCGCGAAAGTCACCGACTTTGTTCGCTGTCTTCATGTCGACGAGAAACTGGTCGTATTTGTCAAAGTGATACGTGCGAACGTGTTGACGACGACCTTGACGAAAACCGTCTTCGCGTACAAATCGCGACTTGCAAAATGGGCAAAGAAAACCGGGTTGACGACTCGCGCTCATGACTAAGACTTCTTGTATGAAGTTGCGACTGCGTAAACGTGACCGTCGTGATGTGCGACGTTGTGTGAATTTGCGTGCATCTTCGCGTAGTCATGTGTCGCGAATGAACGCGAAACTGAACCGTGAATGGGGCAACGTGCGATGTGTCGCGTCTTCATTAGTTCACGCTCGAAACGCGAAGGTCAACGGTCACGACGTTGCCAGATGCGCGAACAGTCGATTGACGAACTTCGCAGATTGATTCGAATTCGTCGATGTTCATTTCGCGAAAGTCATCTGCAAGACGATTGCCGCACAAGTCGCACACGATGTCAGTGAACTTCAACGTCGCGACGTCGGCTGGCTCACCGCACGCGAATGAATCGAAACATTCGACGTGAAGAAATGCAAACTTGTCTGACTCAATTTGAACGATTGCGGCTTTGGTGTCAGTAGTCATTCGGTTCTTCTTTCCAAGATTTGATGCGTACGCACTTTGCGTATGCACAAAGTCTAATGCGATTGTGTGACACTCGCAAGTCAACTTTGCATTTAATTCGTGCGTCAAGTCGTTTTTTGACATTCAGACGCGTCTAAAACGCGATTCCCGACGTCCGAAGATTTTGACGAAGAATGTGTTACAAACGCGCAAAAGGCGCGCGCAACACGAATCTGCGCGCGCCTGATGCGAACGTCGTGACTACAACGCTGCCGCCAATTCAAGTGCACGAATCGCTTGCGTTTCCAAATCGTACGCAACGTCTGCGTTGTCGATTGTCTGCGCGTACGACGTGACTGCTTGCATGACACCGCCTGCTGTGACTTGACCACCTTTGATGAAGAAATCAAGAATGCCGTCGCGCTGCGTTTGCGTGAACGCAAGTTGTTTCGCGATGACTTCAATCGCTTCAGCAGGATTCGCAATCTTCTTCGATGCACTTTCAGTCAAGTCGTCGATTTTCATTTCGACGTACGTCGGGTCAAGAAACGTCGTGACTGCATCGCGTGCTTGCAACGTGACAAGTTCAAGTGACTTGCGTTCAGTTTCTTCGCTCCACTTGATTGTGCCTTCAGCCAATTTTCCGCCGACGTGAATCTTGCGAAATGCGTCTTGCGTGAACATTGCGCCGTTTGTGCAAATCAACATCGTGAAGTAAGGCGCGATTGAAAATGAACCGCCGCCTGTTTCGCTGTTCGTGATGATTAGACCCGCGCACACACCGTCTGAATTGACACCGTATTTCTTCTGCCACTTTTCAGGCAACTTGCCTTTACCCCAGAAGTTCTTCGTGCCGTTTGAGTGGTCGTACACACCGCCGTCACCGAATGGGTTGCGATACCCTTCAAGCAACTTCGGCGCGTGAACCATAATTTCAGGCGCGATTATTTTCACTGTCATGCGTGTTTCAGTCAAGTCACACGCGACGACGTCGATTTCCGCGCCTGAATCTCGAATGCCTGACAACGCGGCAGTCAACACATCGAAGTTGTCGATGATTCCGTATCGGTCAGACAACAACGCACGAAGAACGCCTGCGTCACCGTCAAGATTGTTGAACGTGCGCAACATCACACTTCGCGTGTCGGGGTCGACAACCTCACCGAACCCTTGCGTGAATCCGTTGATGTTCGCGTCGTACATGTCAATTCGTTCGTTGCGAAGTCTACGAAGATACTGAACTGGAATGTCCAACTTTGTTGCCAAGTGACCGTCTGCGATTGCAGTCGGATTGAACTTTTGACCGTCGTCGAAGACTGCGCTGCCTAAAACTGTGATGACACCGTTCTGACTGACAAGATTCGACATCGGAACAATCATGTCGACTTTCGAAGATTGTTGGTCTTGCAACAACTTCGCGAGGTCTTGCAGTGTTGCGTTTCGTGTTTCAAGTTGCATGATGATTCCTTTTCCAAGATAACTGACTAAGTCGATTTGGCATCGTCAGACACGAAGTAATCAACTTCATGTGACACGTGCGCAATGTCGTTCTTGCGCACGTGTTTCGCCGTCGTTACTTCGTCGCGGTCTTCTTCGCGACTTTGGCGGTCTTCGCTTGTGCAATCAACGTTTTCTTCGCGTCAAGTGCTTTGCGATTCTTCGCTGCTTTTGCTTCAAGTTGTGCGTTCTTCTTGTCAGTCACAGGCGTCGCAGGCTTCGCGCCCTTTGAACCGTTCGCCTTCCACTTCTTGACTGCTTCGAATTCCGCCTTCAATGCGTTCAACGTGTCAAGTGAACCGTTTGAAGATTCGCGTGCCGCTTTCTTGCTGACAGGCTTGCCACCGTGTGATTCGATGACTTGCGTCGCGATTTGAATGAATCGACGCGACAAGACAAATTCAGAAGTGCCACGCGTTGCCTTGCTCATTGCGAACGGCGCGGTGATGCCTTGCGCCCACAACTTCTCCGCGAGTGCGCGCAGTTCGTCGTCAGTTCGTCGTGGCGTCGACGTCGTGACTTTCGTCGCGGGCGTCTTCGCGACTGACTTCTTCGCGACTGACTTCTTCGCAATCGTCTTCGCGGGTGTCTTCTTCAATGTTGCTGTTGTCATGATTCCTTCTTCCAAGTTTGCTGACTTGTCAACTTTTGGCTCGTCAGTGTTGAATTGTCGTTCAACATACGCGACGTCTGTGACATCGCGTTTCGCCACGCTCACGCTGCGTTCAGAATCACCGCCTTTGCTGGTCGCTTTCCAATCGCGAACAAGGCGTCATCGTCTTTAGGCGTCAACGTCGCAGTGAACTGAATGACGTTTCCGACGACGACGTCGTCTTCAAGGTCGCGTGGTACTGACGACCACACTTTCCAGCCTGCTTCGACGACGACCAACATCTTCAAGACGTCACCGAAATCGCTCGACGTCCACTTCAACGTCTTGACTGTGCCTTCGACGACGACGCGACCACTTGGTGCAACAACACCACTGTCGCGAAGTGCCTGCGCCTCTGCCGCCCATTCCAACTTTTTGACTTCAAGATTGTCGCGTCGTTCGATTTCGCGTGCAAGTGCGTTCTTCAAAGCGTCAAGTTGCTTGTCGCTCAACTTCGCGTAGTCACGACCAGCGTTCATGATTTTGCCGATGAAAGATTCGGGCTTTTCCCAACAAATCTTCCACGCGAATTCCCAATCGACTTCAGGGTGCGCAGGCATGAACTTCGATTGAAATGACCTCGCCGCGTTGTCGCGAATGTGCGCGCGAATCGCTGCTTCGTACGCAGTTGGATTTTCGATGTCTTCAGGAATTTTAATCAGTTCAATCGTGTTTGTCATATCGGTTCAACTTTCCAAGATTTGAAACAATCGCACTTTGCGATACTCAAATACTAATAAGTCGTTGTGACATTCGCAAGTCAACTATGCATTGTCAAGGGCGGCTTGACGTTTAGAACGTCGTTTTGTGCGCATCTGACAGAAGTGCACGTGCCGCGTTTCTGTCTTCAAATGCGTCACCGACGTATTCAAAAACTGCGCAGGGTCGTGAACCGTGACGCCACGCTTGAACGATTGACGCGTTCGGGCCGTGCGTTACACCAACGTTCGCACGTTTCATCATTTCGCCAGTACCGACTGTGCCGATTCTACTTGTCGACGATTGCGTCGTAACGCTAACTCCAGTCTGTGAACCAAATCCCGGTCGTTGTTCCAAGTGATATTTCGATGAACGGTCGAACGAACGAATCAACGCAGGGTGCGCAGGATACGTTCTGAATCTTTTGCCGATGACTTTGTACGCTGCGCCTAATGCGTCACTTAAAACGAATGCAAGACCAAGACCTTGCCAGTCTGGGAGCGTCACCAATCGTGAAAGACCCATGATGTTTTTAACTTTCGGGTGCGGTCGATGCAACACACCTGCAAACGCAGTTGGCTGTTCATCGACAAACGCAACGTAACAACGCGCAGTCTTATTCAACGACGCGGTCAAATAATGATACGGAGCGAAGATTTTCCAATATTCATATCCGACTGCGCGAATGACGACTTCGATTTTGGGTCGGGGTTGAACCGACCTCAATTCAAAAGTTTTCTTCGCTGCATCGATGACCCAATCGGGCTGCAACCAATCGAGAACGTCGTAGTGACACGTCGCTGCGATGAAATGTCTGTCTTGTTTGCGTACCCATTTTTGAACTGCGTTCGCGCCAATCTTTGCGACTTGTCTGTCGACGACTGATGTGAATTCATCAATGACAATTGTTTCGTCTTCTTGCGTGTCAAGAAGTAATCGCGCAAGTGTGACGCGAAATTGTTCACCGTTCGACAACACATTGAACGGTCGTAACCACGCAGGAATAGTATTGAAACCAACTGCGCTGCACGCTGATGCGATGTCGTCGATTGAATGCGATGAATCGAAATCATCGATGACTGAAAGACCGCCCCAATCAACGTGTGATGATTCACCGAAGACGTTGCGAAGAATTGTTGACTTGCCCGAACCACTTGGGCCAACAATTAGACCGACGTTCCAATGATTCGATTCGATTGGTGCGTCTATATGCCATTCGAGTTCGTGTCTGTCTTGCGGCGGGACATCAAACGCGGCACTTAATTGTTGCGCACGAACACTTGTAGAAACTTTTGTTTCAACTGCAACGTCAATTTGCGGCATTCTTCTCTCTTTCTTCATTTTCTATCAGTAGTCGACGAACGTCACCAACTCTAAAAACGCGTTTAGTGAAGTCGTCGGGCCAAAAAATACTTATTTCATCGATGTCGAATTCCAATGCGATGCGAAGAATTTTTTCTTCAACTTCACTACGACGTCGAATGTAATCGTTCGTGCGCATCGAAATTTCGTTTTGCAACTTCGCAACGTCGAAATCTGACAAAAATGCCAACGTTTTAAACGTGACTGATTTTTTGTCGTTCATGTCATCAACGCACGTGCACGAAGTTTTTGCTTTTCGAATCGCTTCAACAAATCTGCTTGTTGTGCTTCGTCGTCGCATTCGATGATGATTGCGTAACCGCTTTCGTTTAATTGCGGCGACACATCAAACGAAATCGTCTTCGGTTCATTGAACTTAAAGAATCCAAGTGCAGGCATATCGAAACCAAGTGCCTTTAAGTCGAACAACTGTTTCGACACTTCGGGCAATTTCCATTCGCTCAATTCTGCTGTGCGATTGTCTGCAAGTGCGAACGCTTTCGCTTTGTCGTGCGACCAGTCTTTCGGTACACGCGCAATCGCAATCAATTCCCAACCAAGTGAAATGGCTGCTTCAAGAAGACCGTTGCCTGCGACGACGACGTTGTCGCCCCACACGACGACAGGCTTGCGTTGACCGAATTCTTGAAGTGACTTCGCAAGTTCAGGAATGCCTTTCACGTGCGCACGTGCGTTTTCTTCGTCGAACTTCAATTCTTCAATCGCGATTAGTTCAACTTCAAGTTCATTCATCGTTCGCAACTTTCTTCTTCGCGCGTTTTTGTCTCGCTTGTGCCGCTTTGAACTTCTTCAACAAAACTTTCAATTCTTCAAGTCGACGTGATTCAAGTCGACGAAGAAATGCTTCGTCTTTGACGCGAAGACGTGCAAGTCTTTCTGTCATCGATTCGCTCATTTCTTGTTGCTCATCTTCTTCATCAAAGAAGGCTTCAAACCTTGCGTGATGTTCATCGACGTGCAACGCGACACACGTGCAAGTTGCGCTTTCGTTGTGTCTTTCGATTCAAGACGACGATGCCAGATTTTGCGACGCGCGTCGTACAACGTCGCAAGTTCAAGTTCGTGTCTGTCAATCTTGTCTGCGATGACTGCAAGATTGCGCAAATCTAAATCACGTTGACTTTCTTTCGTTTTCGCGATTGCGACTTCTGCGATTGCGTCTTTCGCTGTCTTACTCATCATCTAAATCACTTAAATCGTTCGGAATTCCTAACGACATCTGACCGTTCTTTTCAAGTTCTTCTTTTTCAATGATTGCATCGACGACAACTTGAATCACTTCGCGCGCAGAATCGTCAGTGAACGTCGCACCAGTTGCGTCAAAGATTTGCACAAGTTCAACACTTGTGATTTTGCCTTCATCGTTCGTCACGTATTCGTAACGGTCTTTCGTCTTTCGCACGCGCACTGCAAGAAACGCGTCTTCGCCCGCTTTGACGATTATCGGTTCGACACCGACCGCTTTTGAAAGACCGTCGCCAAGTTTGTTGACGATGATTTTCGTCTTCTTGATTTTGAAACCTTTGTAAATTCCTAAATCGGTTGTTGATGTTTCATTTGTCATGATTCTCTTTCTTAAAGGTCGATACGTCGAATAAGTTCAATGATTCGTTCGTTCAATGTTTGAACTTGACTTACCGCCGCGCTCATTCGTAAACGCAAAGAACTTGAATTTGCGTCTTGAAGACTCGCCATCGAAAGTGCGTCAGTGTCAGTCGACCGAAGAATTGGAGCCAACACCGATTCAAGTTCAGTTATCGAACAAGTTACTTCGTCAATCACTTGACTCAATGCGTCGTGCGTTGAAATCAACGAATTCTTCAACGGCTTTGATTCCGGTTCTATTTGTTTCGTTTTTGCATTAAAATATTCTTCAGCCACATCTCTCCTTTTGTTGTAGTTGTAAGTCGACTATATCAATGACAAGTTGACTACGCCAGTTAAAAATCGCCGCGCGCGACCTGCAAACACGTCAAGTTCAATTCGTTGCGCCACATGTCGACGACACTGTCGCGGTCGTCAATAACGAATCACACGTCGTAAAACGGTTCGATGTCGCGTTCGTAAATTTCGCGTTTGACTATTGTGTCAGGTCGATAATCGCCAGTCGGTCGCATCAACAAGTTGTCGTTGTAGAATTGAGTTTTAAATGTCGAACCTTGCATCGAATAAATACCGATGCCGTGTTTTGTAAGCCAAATGTGTGTGTTTAAACGACAACTTGCTTCACGAGCTGAAACGTAAATGATTTTCACTTGACTTTTCATTAGATGTTGCACCAAATCAACAACAGGTTGATTTGGCAAATCGTTCGGCACTAATGCCCATTCAAAGTGGTCGCGTCGACCTTCGTGAATTGCGACTGTGCCGTCAATGTCGCAAAGAACAACTTTTTCTTTCGTCATAATTCTTCTTTCTCCCATTGATGAACTAACAAACCAAGTTCGTACGACAGTTCAGGATTCGCATGAACGAAATCGTGACATGGCTTGCACAAGTGCGCGAGATTGTCGAGCGAATTAGAACCGCCTTGTTTGCGAATCTTTCGATGATGCACTTCTGTCGCAGGGAAATTTACGCACACGTTCGTCTTCATGCGTGAAATATCTTCGAAGAAATCGCGTTCAAGTGTTTCAGTCTTTTCGCGTTTCAAAACGAATTGCATTGCGATGCGACGCGATTCGCAATAATCGTGTGAACGTTCTTTCACTTGTGGTCGTTGAATTTCGAAATCTCTTTCGTACTTGTTTCGACGTTGTGACTTCTTGTTCACGATTGAACTTCGTTTCAACGGTGTCGTTGAACGTTTGATTGTTGAACGTTTCATATGTGCGCGTCTTCGCATTCTTGCATAGTCTTCAACAATCGATTGACGTAGTCATCTTTGAAATTACTTCGTTTGAACGGGCCGTAAATAGCAACTGCGCCACCCGGATTTATTCCAAGACGATGCGACGTCGTTATCGCGACATCGATGTCGTGTGCTTCGACGATGCACGCACCTAACCATGATGCGCCACCCGGCTTTCGTTCATCGGCTGGTATCGTCGCTTCGATTTTTGGGTCAACAAACGACATGTAAAAAACGTTCATGCACATTCCTCTCTGCAACGCGAAATCTTTGACGCAACTGGTGCAAACGAATTCAGTGATGTTGTTCTCATCGAATTGAATGAACGCAAATGTGCGTTTGCGTTTCGTCACGACAGTTCGTTTCGTTTCTTCGCTGCACGTTTGATTGAATCATCGATTGCACGATTCACGTCGCGTTTCAATTTCATCAACGTCGCAGGTGTTCCAACGAATGAAAGAAAGATTGGCGGATTTTCTTCTTCGTTCACACCGTGTCGAAATGCAAATGCGACGCAAGGATACGCACGTTGATTTTCTTCGTCGACAACAAACGCAGGTTCAATGATGTATTCAGTTGTGCGTTTCGCGTCTTCTATCCACCCCACAAGAATCGACCTTCTTTCTTTGTTAATTTTCGAACGCCTAGTGCGAAACGAACATTGTTTTCGTACGTCAACCAATCTTCAAAATTCAAACGTCGCACGTACAACGAACCGTAATAAGTGTTTTGCGATTGCGAACTAGGCGGTCGTGCAACGCGCGGTGGTCGTCCAAAATCTTTCGCAAGTGGGCCTGTCATAAATTCCCTCTTAGTTTCTTTTTCATTTCTTTCATCGAATCAGGCATCGGCACTGACGCTGCGTTTTCACGTTTGCGACGTTCTTCGAATTCGCGTTCTGATTCGCGTTGTTGTATCGCGCGCATTTCTTCTTCGTGTGCACCTATACGCGTCGCGTATTTTTCGTATCGCAAATCAGGGCCAAAAAATGTCGAAGGCAACATCGTGAACTTTTCGTCTTCAGCGAATCGCTCGACTTCGTAGTTCTTCGTCGCAGTCAACAACGTCGACACTAAGACGCCTGACTTGACGCGTGCGACAGCCGCTTTGCGTGCTGACGACTTGCCTTCTTTGCGCGGATAGTGCTTCCAAATTTCTGCGAACCATGCGTCGATGCGTTTTTCTGAATCTTTTCGAACATCATTTGTCTTTTCATTGTTCATTAAAGTTCTTTGTTCATTAGTGTTCGATTTTCCGTCCGACGGTTTATCCGACGTCGGATTATCGAACTTCGGTGCGTCACCGACATTCGATAATCGAACTTCGGTGTCTTCAGGTTCTTCAAGAACGATTGTTTCCCAGCCGTCGAAAAGACCTTTGTCTGATTGATTGCGTGACGACACGATGTAACCGAATTCTTTCAATTCGTTTAGACCTGCTCGAACTGACGCGCGTCCATCTGGCGCTTGCGTGATTAAGTGTTCAATCATGACGTTCCAGTTGTCAGGCTTGCTCATCAAGTACGCATGAAGACCGCGCGCCTTCCATGAAAGACGAACATCTTCAAGTGGAATCTTGCTGATGATTAAATATCTGTCGCGGTCGGGTGTTCTTCGAATCACGATTCGACCACATGATTCTGCGTCACATTCATTTCGTAACGCTCTCCTTATCGTTCGAATCGTTCTTCGTCAGGCGCAAAGTCGCGCGAATTCGATTTGTTGTTTCCGCCGCGATAAGGCGTCGATTCAATGCCAACGTCGGCGTTTAACTGGTCAATCACTTTCGTTGCTTCCGCTTTCGTCAAATCTTTCAGACTTGAAATCTGACGACGAATAATGTCTGACGCGCGCGTGTGAACGTCTTTGTTGTCGACGCCAGTTTGATGCATCATCGCGCGAATCTTCTTGACTTGTGCTTCGCTGCACTTCGGGGCTTTCAAGTCATTTGAATTCATCTGTGACGTGTCTATATTGCGATTTTCGTCACTTTCTTTCGTGTCGCGTGACGTTGTCGCATCTGACGATTCGGCGTTCAAAAAGTCGAATAAATACTTCTTCACTTTGTCGGCTTCAAACTTGTCAAGATTTTCTAACCTCGCAAAACCTTTTGACTTCCACCATTGCGCGACTTGACGTTTTTCGTCTTCTGTCAAGAACGCAAGTTGTTCTTCAATTTCTTGCAACTGTTCGGGCATTGCTCGCACAACGTCGTCACTTGAATCTTCACTTTCATGCGACGGTGCAGCGCGTCGTGTCGTGTTCGACTTCTTCGTTGACGATGACTTCTTCGCCGGAGGTTCATCATCGCGAATCGTGAATGATTCAACTTCTTCAGGTGTGTACGACAAACCTGCGACGACGTCAGAAAACATCATGCGCGCGATTCGTGACGTCGCACGCGCAAGCAACATGTCACGCGTGTATTTTTCCCACGGTAATGGCTTGTTTTCTCGTGAACGCGCGCGAACGATTCCTTTGTCGTCTAAGTAACAAAGACCAGCCGTGATTGCGTCGTCAATCGTGAAATCAGTTTTACCTTCTTCATGCGTGTCGCCGCGAATTCCGACAATCACGCAACGCGTGTTCGATTGCGTGATTTTCAATACGTGACCTGCCTTGCGAATCAATGCGCGCATCAATTCAGGCGACGTCGAAGGTTTGCCTTCGATGAAGTTGATTTGTTGCAACGCTTGCATTGGCCCGATTCCAAGTTCTGCACCGTACATGATGACTGCAAGAACTTCACCCGGCTTGTTTCTCAGCGTTGTCGGAACCATCGCTGACTGACAAATCGCTTGCGATAATTCGACATATTCCAGTAGATGCGGAATACCGCCTAACACCTTCGCTGGTGTGTATGTCGACACTGCATGCGTATCTTGCAACGCGATGTCGGTGCTGACAATCATGTCGTCTTCAACAACGACGACTTCGTCTTCTGTGTTTTCAACAATGCTCATTCGTCTTCCTCTCCAAGTGTTTGATTGATGCTCTTATTTGCTGCAAAAAGTTCGAGACACGCAAGAAAGTATCGCCACGCTTTTTCGTGTGTCGTGTGTTCGAATGGGTCAACTACGTCAAGTGAACCGTCTTCGTTCAAATAGATGACACGCATTCCATCAAGTTTCGGCAAATCTTCGAATCCAATTAACGCACCGTTATCGTCGTAAACACCGAACTTGCAATGCGCGTACGCTTCAAGTTGAACCGCGACTTCAATCGGGTAATGACCACCTGTTTTGTAGTCGCAAAGAAACGTGCCGAGTACTTCCCAAACTTCGACGTTCTTTTCGTGTTTCCATACCCAATGATGCAACGTCGCGATACAGTCGAAACGACCGCCGAATTCGTATTCGTCATTCAAGACGACGTTTTCAACCTTGTGAAACACAGGTCGATACAAACGATGAAATTCTTCTAACGCGTCCATGAAACCTGCGTCTTCGTCAAGAACGTCGACGTCTTCACCGTTTGACCATGCAAGTGCGTGGTCGTGAATGCGATTACCGCGTGCGCCTTTTGCTTTCCATTGACGATTGAATTCACCGCGACACCAGTGCGCGAAGACTTCGTTGTCTGTGCCTGCGTTGCCTAACGTGCGTTTCTTAATCGCAGAATCTGTTTTGCCTTTTGCGTTGACTAACCACGCACGATGTTTAGCAACGATTGACTTCTTGCGTCGCGAATTGTTGATTGCAGCATCGGCTGCAATACCAGACGCCGACCATTTGAATGCAGGCTTGTCAACGACGTCCATCACCGTTGTTACGCCCGGCACGAAATCGCCGTTCGGTAAAACTCGATACTTGTGTTTCATCGCGTACGACAAATCAGTGTCGTCTTTTGCCATGAATAATTTCCTTTCCAAGAAAGACAGTGCACTATGCAAAGTCGTGTTGCAATAGTACACGATGCGTGTGACGTGTCAACAAACGACGAACGCGGGGCTTTCGCCCCGCGTTCGCTCGGCTCTTGGAAGGAACCCGACGAATGGAATCATCAACACCGTCGACGTCAAGTGTACTTGATAAACGTTGCCGAAAATCGTTGCGACTTTTTTTAAATCGCAAAAACTTTTTAGTGGCGGGGGCAAGATTCGAACTTGCGACCTTCGACGTATGAAGCCGACACGCTAACCAGACTGCGCCACCCCGCGCACGAAAAGACTACTTCGCGTTGTAGATTGCGCCGTGCCATTTTGCAATCAACGCAGGTATCACATCACTTGGCGGTCGGTCAGGCATTAACCCCATCGCCATTGCGCACAACGTTACGTGACACGAACAAACGATTGCGTCACCGAATGTAATTGAAAACTTTCCGTTGTCGATTCCATCAATTACGTCACCGATGTATTGCGACCAGCCGTAATCTACATTTGAACACGCGATGTCATTTAAGACACCGTTTGTGCGAAGTTCGTCACTGACTTCATAATGAATCACGGCGTAGAACAAGTGGTCGTAATCCCAAATCTGTCGGCGTTCGTATCCTCGTGGCCCCATTTCAGAAAGCATGATTCGACCGTTTTCGTCTTTGCCGCGAACGAATGCAGTGTGGTCATATTCAGTGAAGCCGTCAAGATTGTGATGAAGTTTGTTTTCTAATTTCTGCGCTTCTGCGATGACCTTTGCGAAGATTGTGTCGTGACGAATGACGACGATGTCACCGTCGACTGCGTCTTCGCAACGCTCGTCTTTGTCGAAATATCGAACAATGTGCGGCGGCACACGCAGTTGTAATTGGTCAGAATGTTCCACGTGAAACCTAAAGAACGTGGTCTTTAATCGCAATCTTTAACAACACAACAATTTCATGCAAAACAACATTGACCGCTTCGCGATTCAATGCCATGTCGACGATTTTCTTGCCTTGTTTGACGATGTCGTCGAAGTGTTTCTCGCTCACGAAGGAATCCACGTCCTGTTGCAGGTCATTAAAGAAACCACTCGTCGAAGTTGAAGTCTCACTTGAAGGTTCAACGATTCCCTGCGAGTCAGCCAACGCCTCACACGCCTGCACCAACGCAGAAAAGTTGATACCTAGTCGTGCTGAATCTTCTTGCGATACGAAGACGATGCACGACGTCATGCAAAAACGAATGAAGTCGTACGTTGCGTGCCAAATGACGCCCCACGTGCAAACTTCGAATAACTGCGTTGCGTCGTTCCAACCAGTAATGAACATTTCGTGACCGTCGTTTGACCACGCATCACCGAGTTCGTAACTGAAAGGCGTGACGTTGAATTGACTTTGAAACTTTTGCGGCAACGTAAACGATGCACAAACACCACCGAATTCGTAAATCGCTGCTTTGACTTCGTCAACGTCCGCGTTCGGTGCATTGAGTTCAAAAGTTGTAGACCAATTCGGTTGACCGAACGCATCGCACAAACCTTGCTTAAAGAACCAAGTCGCCCACGCGACAGGGTCGCAACCATTGTTCGGTCGTGGCCCTTTTGCACCTTGCGAAATTTGAAACTGCCAGTACAACGTTTCTGTGTACGGTGCGTGCGGCGGTCGAAAACCTTTTTCGAACGTCATAACATTGTTCGAAAATGAAACAAGTGCTTTGAACATGCGCGCGTGTTGCCACGCACAAGGCACACAGTTTCCCCACACGTCGTTGCCCAACATGTTCAAGCCTTTTGTGACACCTTTTGTGACACTGAAAAAAGGTGGCAATGTTGTCGTGTCAAGTGCTGCGCCGTAGTTCGAAAGTTTCGTCGTGTGGTCTACCGATGGCGTCAACGCACCAGTCTTGCCTGCGACAACAACTTGCGATTCGTCAATCATGTACGTGTTCATTCTTCTTCTTTCTTAAAGTGGAATTTCTTCTTCAATCCAGTCACCATCTTTTTCAGCGCGTCGACGTACGACGTCACCAAGTTTGTTTGACGTGCCACCGTTCGGTGTGACTTCGTCTTTCGTTTCAGTCGCAAGACGATGATTGTCGTGTGCGACTAATCGAATTTCATCTAACACTGACAAAACTTTTCCGACGTCGACAGAAAGTGTCTTCACTTCTTTTCGCACTTCAACAAACAACGCAGGTGCAGATGGAATTTCTGCGACGATGCCTTCGATGCCGGGCGTACCAACAAGCCAACGCCAGACTGCTTTAAGTTTCTTGATGCCGCGTCGACCTTTTTTTGTCAACGACAAAAACACTGGAACAATCACAAGTGCGAAGAATGTTGAACACGCGCCTACCCACGCTGCAACCAAATCGCCGTGCATGTTGTTACGCTCGCGTCTTGTTGCGAACGTAAATCGCGGGGCCGATAGTCAAAAGTTCCTTCAACGACACGATTGAAGGGTCGCCTTGTTCGCCCATTGAAAAGAAAAATGGATTCGGATTTAAGCCGCTCTGCAATGCGAACGCCATGTGCGCAGGAGTCGTCGCATCTGACCAACCAAAAAGTGCATAGTCGGCGGGCAACAACTGATTCTTCGAAAGAATCAATTTCTTCGATTGCGCGTTCAGAAGAACTGTCTTTGTGTTTCCGTACGCGAAGTCAACATCACTTGGGTCGTTACCGCCTGCGAAGAATGCAATCGCAGCGCACGTACTCGAACAATCACCATAGAAAGGGAACTTCAACGTCGTATCTTGATGCCATGACCATCGATTCGGGCCTTGTGAATAGAAACAATGCGACTTGTTGTGCAGTAGTTCGTACGCAATTTGAATTTGCGTCTGACGTGTATCAATCAACAAGTGTTTTGGCATTGACTGAATAATACTTGGTCGAAGCCAATTTCGACGTGACTATATTTCCGCAGAAAAGGCAATCTGTGAAGCCGAATTATTATACATCTGCAAAAGAGTCGCATTGCCCGCTACTAATCCTGATGCAACGTTGCACGTCACCAGCGCCACGTTCAAACCCGCTTGATTAATCGACATTGACGTAATCGTTGCAGCGCCAAGAACAGATGTTGTGAGCAACATTCCACTGCCGGAAAATGAATAACTAAACGTCGGTACTGTTCGCATTTGCGTTGGGTACGTGATATTTACGTCCGCTTGAGTGGTGCTGATGCACTGACCGAAACCAAGTGGAGCGTAGTTGCTCGATGTGCTTGGCCCAGTAAGTACAAAATAAAATCGCTGGCACAATTCAAGTTCTGCTTGATACGACGCGCTGCGACGAGCGAAGTTCGATGCAGTGCTTCCAATTTCTAGTTGAACATTCGTCACGTCGAATTCAGCATTGTTGACGGTGTTTGTTTGTCCATAGAACTCGATTGCAAGTGACGTTGCGTTTGACGGAATTGCAAACGTCGCGGTCGCGGTCGTCCACGCAGAATTGTTAGTGATTGCACCAGTTGATGCAGCGACGTTCGTCCCCGACGTTGGGTAAATAACTGTTCCGCCACCGCCAAGATTTTGGTCTGTTCCTGTTGAATATGTAAGAACCACTACCGGGGGCGTTGTGAAGTTCGTCGGCATCTTGTACTTGAATGAAACTGTCACTGTTTGACTTTGCAAAAGCACTACATCATTCGTCTCAAAACTTTGCGAGTAAATAAAGAATGAACTTGTGACACTCGTCTGTTTGATGGAAGTGAAGTAACGAGAACCTGTTGGCGGCGACGTACTCGATTGCGCGAAGGTGTAATTGGCGACGCCTGAATAACCACACCAGCGGTCAAGCGTGTAAACGTTCACACTGGCGACTGGCGTGAACGAAGTTCCGCGTTGTGCAATTTCCATTGCACCATTCGTGATGAAGTTTTTGCCTGCTGCTGATTGTGCACCGACACCAGCCGAACCTGTCGTGCCTTGAAAACCTTGATTGCCTTGCGCACCATTTGCACCTGTCGCACCTTGCGCGCCAGTTGCACCGACTGCGCCTTGCGGCCCTTGCAAACCAGTTGCACCAGTTGCACCAGTTGCACCAGTTGCACCGACATTTCCTTGAAAACCTTGTGCACCAGTTGCACCGATTGAACCTTGACTTCCCTGTGCGCCAGTCGCGCCAGTTGCACCAGTTGCTCCTTGCGGGCCTACTCCACCTGTCGCACCTGTCGCACCTTGCGCGCCTTGCGCGCCAGTTGCACCAACTGCGCCTTGATAACCCTGCGGGCCTTGCGAACCACCGCTACCTGCACCGTGTGGCGATAACGCGAATAACACAACTAAGTCAGTTCCGTACCACGAACAATAAACAGTGTCACCGACAGTTGGCGAATAAGGCCCGCCGTATTTGCAAACAAGTGACGTCGTCGAACCTTGCAACGTGACTGTGACTGTGTTTAATGCTCCACCAGTTGTGATTGCAGTGACTGTGCCCCACACCATGCGATGTTGCGGCGCGTTTGGAATCGCTTTGTTCGCTGCGCGGACAACTGCGTCTGCGACGCGACGAATAATTGAATTTTGCGTTTGACTCATACGACGAGCCTTACGATGCCAGTCAAAGGATTTTGCGTCGACATGTCAATCACGCACTGGTCGAAGATGTAATTTGTCGCTGAAGTTATGCCTGCGTTGACGCTGAATAATGTGACGACGTCGTTGACGTCCTGCGCTGCGTTATCGCGAATTGAAATGTTGCCACCTTCGATTGTGCCAATGACGCTAAGACCTGCGTTGTTGACTGCGTTTTGAAGTTGTGCAAGTGTTGTTGCTGCGTTTGTTGTCAATGTCGCAACAAGTGTCGGGTAAGTTCCTGTCTTCGCGGGCAATGTTGGCCCCGGTGTGCCCGCTGCGTAGAATGTCGCAGAACCTACGTTGTTATCCCACCAATATGTTTGAAGTGGTGTTGTGACGCCTGAACCTGATGATTGACCGATGATGACGTTCGGCACATTCAAGTTCGACAATTTGCGTTTGATAACAACTGGCGCGGCGAACCCACCTGATAAATAACTTGCGACTGATGCAGTGTTCAAAGGATTTTGAATGAATTGCAATGTGCACACGCCGTTGTAATCGAAGAACAATTCCATTCCTGCGTCTGACGCAAGTTGAAGACACGCTGCCCACGCGTCATCGCCTGCGTTGTACGTCTGCACTGTTGGAATAATTGACACGCCACCAGCCGTGATTGCGGGTGTAAACGCGTACGAAAGACCTGCGACTTGCGCGTTGATGATGTTGTAAATCTCGATGTCAGTTGTGTTCGTGCCTGACGTTTGATACGACTGCGTGAATCGCGCACGCGACACTGTGTAACCTCTGTCTTGCAAAGTGCCGTCGAATGTGACACCAGACGTGTCTTCGTTGACGTCGACTTCTTGAAGAAGAAAACTTCCAAGTGACGCATATTCACTTGAACCGTTTGAATACTTGATGCCTTTGAAAAGACGAATTTCGTTTCCGCGAGGATACAACAATCCTGAACCGTTGACTAAAGGCATCAACTGACCTGCGACGTCAGGCAACATCGTCAAGTTCGCAACGACACGTCGATACGCATTCGCGCGGTCACACGTGACAGTGCCGCCTACGACTGGAATGTTCCCAAGAAGTTTTGTGCCACCGATACCGCTCCAAATTTCTGCGTACGCTGCGACGACTAAAACTTCTGCACCGATTGCGGGCAACCACTTTGAAGACATCTGTGTCATTTGCTGCGCCATGAGTTAGGGCCTCGTTGCGCCTAGAATCATGAAGTTCCATTGATTGTTCGGTATAGAAGTACCTTCCCATGAGAACGGCGCTGAACCGCGCGTGTCTTGCTGCGGGTCGTGCATCACGTAAAACGCACCGCGCGCAGGCGTAAAGAAACACAACACGTTCGTCGTTTGTAACAACGCGCGAACTGCTGCGTCTTGCGCGACAGACGACGTAAAGATTGGAATCGTACCGCCTAGACCTTTGTAACCGTCAGTTGACTTCGACGCGGCTAATGCACCGACAGGGTAATACGCTTGACCGACTTCGTGAAACATAGGTTGCCAGTTTCCGTTCATGACGAAACCGACTGCACCACTTGGGGCCGTTGGGTCGAATAGCCACGCCATGTTGCTCGACGTTGTAGTGACTGCATTACTTGTCGTCGGAAGACCTGTCAATGTCGATGTCGATACGAAGACTTGATACGTGTAGGAAATTCCCGGTGGCGCTTCTTGGTCGTACATCACAAGCGTCTGATTCGAAGAAGGCAACGCAGTCGTCGTATTTGCGGGCCAACCAGCGTTGCGAACGAAAATTCCGTCTGAACGAAGAACCGTGACTGATGTTAAACCAACGAATCCGCCTTTCGTCCACGTTGTCGACGAACCGGGGCCTAGAAACACTTCGTCGACGTACACACTTTCACCTGCACTAAGACTGTTCGCAACAAGATTCATTGACATGAACGCTGCGTTAGAAGGTGCGGTCGTCGTAATAAATGCCTGACCACCATTGCCAGATGTTGTTGACGCGACGTACGAAGACAACGACGTTGAAATTAACGTACCGCCTGAAGTGAAGAAATTTATTTGCACTGCGCAATTTCGAGGCGTCGTTGATGAATGAAAAAACGCCATTGCTCGAACAACTTCGCCACCGACACACGCGACCGCACTAACACCAGCGGGTGTATACGCGCCGACTCCGCCGTTCGCTGTCGCAATCATTTGCATTGAATAACCGCCGTCTTGTGACCACGTTGTTGACGCTGCGATTGTCGTATTCGTATTTGCAGTGAAACCAGTCGTTAGACCGCCTTCGAAACTTGATTGCACTGCTGTTAATTGATTGTCAAGACCGACGATAGTTAACTGCACTTCGGGTAAACCTGTCGTTGCGTCGTGCGTCGCAAGTGCAACAACTGACGGTGACGCAGGCACGTCAAGTTGCGCAGTGAAGTTCACGTACGAATTCGAACTTCCAAGTGGCGATGTTTGACCACCTGTTTCTGTGATTTGCACGAAGACGCGATACGTTGTGCCGCCGACAATCGTTGCACCGATTTGCACACTTGTCGATGCAGATGAAACGACGCCTGAACCCCATAACAATGTGCCGCTACCCGGTGACGTTCCGTACGTGCCTGATTCGACCCAAATTTGATACGCAGTTTGCGATGCTGAACCGCCGAATGTTTCTGTCCACGTCACTGTCGGTTTTGATACGCCTTGTGTTCCAGTTGGTGCAGTAACAGTGATTGAAGGCGCGCCTTGTGCGACGAACGTGTTGTCAGTCGCAAACGAACTTTGATAACTAGATGTTGATGCTTGACTTGCGAATGACCAATTGTACGTGTTGTTGTTGCTAATCAACGTGTTCGGTAGCGTGATGCTCCACGTTTGAAAAGGATTCGTTGAATTCGAATTCCAAATGATGCTTGATTGAAGTGAATTCGAACCTGCGTTGTAATACTGATACGAACCACCACTTGTTTTAATGTGAAACGCGTACGCAGTTTGCACTGTCGCATCTTGCGGATTGTATTTCGCAGTGAAAGTCAAACCGCTTGAAACGTCGGTGTACACAGAATTGACTGGTGACGTCAACGTCGGTGAATTCGGTGCAGCGTACGCAAAGACTTTAAGAACAAGACCGACAGTTAGAAAATACGGTGTGCCTGATGCGTACGTGCCGCCTTGTGTCCAAGTTGGTGATAACGCACTTGTTGGTGCACCTGAATACAAACTGATTGAACCTAAATTTGCACCACCGTCGACGACGTACGTTGACGACCACGGTGATGAAGGTTGCGCGGTCATCACCCAAAAGTTTGCAAAGTTTCCACACGTTGCACTGAAAAGTGCGCCTTCGTTAATCGCACTTGGTGTCAACGAACCTGTCGTGATTGTTGTGCCGCTACCGTACGAATTTGTGTGAACGTCGACTGCGTTTAGACCAGCCAGTGTTGACGCACCTGTGCATGAAATCGCTTCAAGTGCAACGACGGTTTGACTCACCGTGATTGTGCCTGACGTGCCGTAACCGCCAGTGCCGATATACATGTCTTTGCGAATCGTGCCGTACGCGCCTGCGCCAGTCGCAGTGTCAACGAGTGTCCACGTGTACGATGATGAAAAGTTGTCACTGACTGTTAGACCTGCTGAGTCGTTGTCGACAATCAAAATTATCGGTTGACCTGACGTGACGCCTGAAACGTTGACTGAATTGACTGAACCTGATGCAACGACAGGTGTTCCAAACGCGACTGTCATGATTGATTCGCATTCTTCAAGTGTTCTTTGATTGTCTTCTTGAATTCTTCACTTGTGTCAACGTTCAACATCGCAGACGCGAAGTGTTCAACGTGCGCGTGCAAGAAGTGGTCTTCACGTAATGACGTACCACGTTCGACTGCGTCTTCGTATTCTTTCTTGATTTCTTGACGCAACCATTCTTCGTGTGAACCACGTTCGAAAGACTTGTCGCCCCAATGAAGACGTGCATTATCTGTCAATTCAATCGCCCAAAAACCAAGATGACATTCGTTGCACACCCACGGTGCGCTTTGTGCGTCAAGTGCGACGACTGTCAAAAGACGACCGCATTGCGGGCAATGAATGTCGTAGTCGACGTGTGTCATGCGCTCACCCCTGCGGGTGAATTGCCCGCGTTCAATTCATTCAGTAGTTGTTGCAATGCAGTGTTAACGTAACCTTCTGTCATTGACAACGATGTTGCGTCATTCCCCGGCGCGGGATTGATAACAACTGCGCCTTGTTGAATCGTTATCTGCGTAGGCGGCAACGTCGACGCAAGTGACGTCGTCGATGAATCAGTTAATGTCGATGTCGCAACTGGTGCAGGCGCGGCCGCTGCTGCCGCCGCTGCGTTCGTCGCGATTGTGTTCAACGTAGTTTGCCAACTTGCAGATGCTGCAAGATTTGCTTCCGTGATTTGTGCCTGACCTTCGAAGTTGTCAAGTTGCGTTTGCAATGCTTTGCCTGTTTGCGTGTCTGCACCAGCCGCGTCGATTTGCGATTGCAACGAACCTTCTTGTTGTGCGTCGACCAACTTTTGCTGGTCAAGTGCAAGTTGTGCTTGTGCGACTGTTAATGCTTGACCGCTAAGACCAGCCATGTTTGCGATGTCTTCTTTAACAGTTTCTTGGTCAGCGATAATCGCTGCGATGCCGCCTGCTTCTTTGTTGAAGTTCGCTGCGTTTTGTTGAAGAATTTGCGCTGTTTGATTCGCTAACGCTTCTTTGTGAACTTGCACAAGTTGTGCAGACAACGCTTCAAGATTCTTGTTGTGCGTCGCGTTTAGTTCGCCTTCTAATGTGATTAACGCTGCGTTGTGTGTCGCGTCTAATTGCGTGTTCAACGTCGACAAACTTGTCGATGTCGTAAGTGACAACTGCGCATTCAACGCAGTCGATGCGTTCTTCGAATTAGTCGTGATAATTGCGTTCTTTGACGTTTCCATCTTCGTAAAGTCAGTTTCTAATTTCGCACCTAACGCAGTCAACTTCGTGTTGTGCGTCGCATCAAGTTTCGTGACTAAGTCGTCAAGTTTCGTTTTGTGCGCTGCGTCGACGTCAGTCGTCAACTTCACAAGATTCTTCGAATGAATTGCTACGACTTCTGAATTCATTGCTGCGATGCCTTGTGATTGAAGTTGCAATTCAGCAGGGTCAAGTTTCGCCGATGCGTTACCGCCACCGCTACCAACTTTTTCGCTTTGCGCTTTGAACTGGTCTTCAAGTTGTTTCAACGAATCAGATGTCGTCGACGTTGAACTTGATTTGCCGTATGTGTAGTTGCTGCCAGTTCGTTTGTTGATTTGCGAAAGAATGTATTCAGTTGATGCACCGCTAAGAACTGTGCCTGATTTGATGTCGTCAAGTTTTTCTTGTTGTGCGATTTGCGCTGCTTCTTGACCTTGACCAGTTGACGCGTATTGCACAAGTGGCCCAAGTGATTTGCGACCGAAGATTGAATCAAGAAGTTTCGTCGTGATTTCGTACGCTGCGACGCCTGCTGCTGCGACAAGACCTATTGGCCCCAACATTGCTAAGAACGATTCACCTGCTGCTGCGTTCGCTGCGACGATTGTTGCGTCTGATTCGACGACTGTGCCTGTCAGTGCTTCGATGCTTGCCTCTGTCTCGACTGCTGACGTTGCTGCTGTTGACGCGACAAGACCGAATGAACCTTCGACTTCTGTGTTCGCTGCTGTGATTGTTGCTGCTGCTGCCATGATTGCGTCTGCAAGTGTTTGCATTGCGATTTCGATTGCGCTGCTTGATGTTTCGACGACCGCAGTTTTTTCTTCTTCTGCTGATGAAACTGCTGCGTCTGCGACGACTGCTGTTGCCGCTGTTGAACGAAACGACACGTCTTCTGTAAGTTTCGCCGCGACTGTTTTTGCTGCGTTGACTGTCGCTGCAAGACCTTCACTGATGAATGCACCGATTGTCGTTGCTGCTGACGAAACTGCTGTGACGCCAGTCGATACGAGCGCAGGCGCAACAATCGCAGTCAACACACTTGCAACTGCAATCGCAGGTTCAGAACCTTTCGTTAACCAACCGATGAAAGAAACGACGTCATCAATGACAGGCAAGATTGCCTTCGTGACCATCGTCAACGCAGGAACAAGAACTTCACCGAACTTTGTTGCGATGTCGACGACGTCTGAACGAAGAATTTTTATTTGACCTGACAACGTTTGATTCTTCTTTGTCGCTGCTTCTGTGACACTGTTCGCGTTGTTGATTGTGTTCGATGCTTTTTGATACGACGCTGAACCTGCGTCGATGACTTGCGTCATTTGTTTCGCTGCTGCTGCACCGAAAATCAACGTCGACGTTTGCAGTTGTTGTGCTTGTTTCATTGTCGCGTACTTCGGTGCAAGTTTGTCAATGATTGTCGAAAGTGGTGTCAACTGACCGTTCGTTTGAAGTGCTTCGATACCGTATTGTTTCAACGTTGCGTTCGCAAGAAGATTCGCTTTCGTTGTGCCAGTCGCTGCGCCGACAAGACCAGTCATTGCAGTGTTCAAACCTGTGATTGCTGCACGACCAGTGATGCCGTTGTTTGTCATGTCTAACATCAATGTGCCTAATTCGGCTAGTGGCGGTGATGTCGCACCTAACTTTGAACGAACTCGGTCAAGTGCTGCTCCGACTGTGTCCATTGATTGACCAGTTGCGTTTGACACGTTGAAAAGAACTGTCGATGCTTGCGCTGCGTCTGCGACAGGCATTTGAAACGCTTGCAGTGTTGTCGCAAGTGTCGACGTCGTTGTTGTTAAGTCTTGACCTGATGCAGTTGCGAGGTCAGTTGCCGTTCTCATGAACGCAAGTGATTGCGCTGCGTTTAATGCACCACCGTTGACTTCTTTAAGTTGACCCGCGACTGGTGCGAATGCACGCGCCATTTCTGCGCCGCTGTATTCGATTTGACCGCCAGTATTCAAGAACGCATTACCAATCGCAGTTGCTTGCGCGATTGTGTCGCCTGACGTTGCTGCGATTGACGCGTCTGCACTTTGCATCTTTACGCCTAAGTCAACTGCCGCTGCGGCTGCACCTGCGAAACCAATCTTGATAAGACTTGAACCTGTCGTCAACGACGCAGGTATTCCAAGACTTTGCAATGAATTCGATGCTTTGTGTGAAAAATCATTGACGACGCCTTCCATGCGTGACGTCGATGCTTTCAAATCGTTTTCAGTGTCTTTACCGATGTTCTTTGCGCCTGATGAAAGACCACCACTTAATGCTGAACCCGCGTCTTGACCAGCCTTGCGTGATTTCGTTTCAAGGCTGGTCAGCGCAGGGTCAGTTTCAGCAAGCAACGATGCTTCAAGGCCCGCTGTGTTCGCGACAATAATTACTTCGGCTTCACCGACGACAAGTGCCATTAACTATCCCAAAATGAACTTTCCGATTGCGCAATCTGTTCAGGTGAATTGCCCCATGATTCGCGCAACTTTTCAATTTCGATTTGTCGACGTTCTTCTTCGTCTTGCGGTTCTTCGTAAATTGGTCGCTTTAATTGTTCGTCTAAGTGCATACGCACGTTTAGACGTGAATTGTCCATCGTCATTAAGTCGTCGATAAGAAATGAATACACGATGTCTAACCAGTCCTTTAACGAGATGTCTTTTTCGTTGATGCCTGCGATTTTGCGGCGCGCTGAGTAGTCTGCTTCGTACTTGATTGACCACGTGATGAGCCAGAACGCCGCGAGGTAGGGCGTCCTGTGTAGAACTCACCTAGTCGCGTGTACACGTCACTGATTGTTGAATCAGAAATGTTGACGCCTTTGCCGTGAATCAAATCTTCCCACGCTTCGCGGTCGGCTTCGTATACGCAACCGTCGAGATACTTCAACGCAGTCAACACTGTCAAGTTTCCTTTCGCGTCAACTGCACGAATCATGTCAAGTGCAAAACCTGCTGGTGCGTTACGACGAAAACGAATCTTCGTCACAACTTTTTCTTTCGCGTCGGTGTAACCAACAATAGGAATCGTCACAGGTTCAAAATCAAGTTCTGCTTCGTCGATGTTGCCTACTTCTTCTAATTCCATTTCTTACCTTTCATAGTTATGAGAAAAACAACTTCAAGTTGTCGGCCAAAAAGGGATTTCCTTTGTAACCGGGGTGATTCACACTGAAATAAAAATGCTTGCCTGTACCGCCCATACCTTTTGTACCGAATGGGCCTTTCGCCCACACGAAGGCTAACGTCGACGCGTTCTTTGCTTGAATCACGTGCGGTTGCGTACCGTTGTGAACCCACACTGCGGCAGGGTGTTGACAAATGATTGTGATGCTCAAACCAGTTGCGCTTTCTTCGACTGGTCGTTTCACGATGTAGTCAGCGATGCGACCGTTCTTCGCTGCTTGAATCTTCGCTGCTTGTTTGACGATTTCTGCGCGCGTCATCAAGAAGATGTTGACTGCACCAGTGGGGCCATGCAGAAATTCTTCAAGACGTGCACCGTCGATGACCATTTTGTATTTCATTGCGTACCTAGAATCACGTTTAGTTCAAGACGATTCGCTGCCATGCCACCCATCGGGCCAACTGGCATCACTGAACCGATTGAAAAGTCGATACCTAACTGAACTGGAATGTTCTTTGCTTTCAAGTTGATTGCTGCTTGCATTAACGCGCCTGCGTCGTTGAATGAAACGACGCCTTCTTTTTGAAGACGCGTCTTCGAAGGCGTGTTGACGCGTTGACCTTGAATGCCGACTGTGTCGACTGTACGAAGTAACTGAACGTACATCGTCGCAGACGTCGTGATTGTGTCAGGCGAAACATACGACGTCGCGACTGCACTTCCGGGCTTGCCTTGTGCAATCGAACCAAGATTCAATGTAAGTGAATCGCCGTCCCACGCAAGTTCACCTGCGTTGACGTATTGCAAGTTCGGTACGTCAACACCAAGTGACACAAGTTGACTTGCGAAGTTCGCAAGAAGTTGCGTTGCTGAATCTCCTAGACCAACGAGATTCATGACTACTTCTTAGACTTTGAACCACCCATGACGTCTTCGTCTATCGAATCAGTGTCACCAATGGTGTCGGGTGTGGATTGCTCGCCCCCGGTCGTAGTGACAGATGACTTCTTTGCGTCGCCAGAATAGGCTTCTGGCGTGTCTACAACTGATTGTACGAAGTGACCTGACGTGCGCAGATTGTCAAGATAATCACTTAACTGCGTGTCAGGGATAGGCGACCAGAATTCTGACAACGAACGTTGAATCGATGTGTCGCTGTTGTTGAATTCACGACGCAACTGCGTGACTTCGTCGATAGTTGCACCGATGTCGACGAATCGCTTTTCAGGAAATGTGTAATCGCTCATAGCGATTCACCGTGAACGTCGTCTTCGTCTACTTTTTGAACTTCGCCTTCGTGTTCTTCGCCTTGCTCAACTTCAACGTCTGACGCTTCGTTGACGTCTTGCGCGGCTTTCTCGGTTTCGACACTGGCATCGTCTGTTTTCTTTTCGTCGATTGACTTCTTCTTTGCGACTGGCGTTTCGTCAGGCGCGGCAAACGGGTCTGTTTCGCTCATGATGCTCCTTAACTTGGCAAACTAGGTCGACCTTGACGATTTCCACGTGCGCGGTCGGGTGACCACACTCTACCGCGTCGACGCGCCTTCGTGGGGTTAATTGCTGCCAGCCACAAATCGATGTTGTAGAAGCCAGTTCCACCGTTTGCTAATGCGTCTGTGAATGATGCGACTTGCGCTGAAACGCCTTGACGCGTCATCGCAGTCATTCGTTCAGGGAAACGTTTCCAGTCCCCCAACATTGGAAGCGCAATCGCTTGCGCTAGTTCGATGCACGCAAGACGACCCATCGTGCCGGGGTCTTGACCGTACGTGTACGTGATTGAAAATGTTCCTTCTTGCGTGTCAGGCAAATCTTGAATCTGCGAGGTCGGCCAGCCCCAACGTTCGGTAGGCGTAAACGACGACGTCGGTCGCACACGAATCAACTTCTTGAATTCGCGCAGTTCATATTCTTCAGGCGGTATAACGACACCGTCAATTTTGACTTCAAGAATTTCACGAATCGGAAAGTCGTACAAAATGATTTCAGGTGCGTATTCCGCACCGTAATGCGGCACAACTGACGGCATCGCTGAACCAAGTGATGCGTTTGAACCGACGCCACCATAAGACCATTGACGCGTGATTGCGCCTAAGTTGTCGCCGTTAAGTGGTCGAGCAACTGGTCGTATGGTGACAGGCCCGCACTTGCCGGGGAATTGTTGACCTGACAACATATGCAAAATTTCAGTTGCACCTGATGCTGCTTGCGCAAGAATCGCGTTAATGACATCGTTCGACAAGACGACGTCGTCACCGTCATTATCGACTGATTGCGCGTTTTGAATCGCTTGCGAAATCCACGGTTGACTTTGTAAATCACTCGCGTCAATCCACGATGAACACACTGACAGTTGTGGAATCGTCATGTAGCGACCTCGCTTAATAAAGTGCGTTGAAAGGTGCGACGCTTGGCACTGGCAGAATCTGCGCGCCACACATTGCACGTTGATGCGCCTTTGACGAATCGAATTGCCACGTACCGTCAGGGCCTGAACCGAAGTTCGCATTTTGAAATGCGTGACCTTCGACAATCGTCTGCAAGTTCGCGTTTGTGTAGTCACGCACTGTCATGTGCAAGTTCTTGACCATAGGCCACACGTGTCGCCAGTACGGATAGTCAGTTGCTTGCACGCCTTTAATCCAACGCTTGCAGAACAATTCGACTGCGACACCGTTCGGGTTCTGAACCGCGCCCATTGCGCCGATTTGATAACCAACATTGTTGCCCGGGCCTGCTGTCATGTCGACAGTCGGTGCAAGACCTGAAGGCGTGACAACACCAGTGTCAACAAAGACAGGGTTAATCGCAGCGGCAGCGATAGGCGTCGTCACTGACTGTGACGCAGTGACTTGCAACGTGACTGCATTGACGCCTGCTTCTGCAGTTGTCGTGAACACAATCTTTGGTGAGTTCGTGTCACCTGCGATTTGAAAGGTGTATCCCGCAGGGATTGGCTTCGTCAACGCAGTGACTGACAACGACGTGACTGCGCCTGTGCCTGACGCTGCTGACGTTGTTTGCGCACCGATACCGACGAGTGACTGCATGAACTGTTCACCACCGGGGGTACGACCCCACAAACGCCAGCCGTAGCACGACGACGCAAGTGACATGCCTGAAATGATGTTCGTCGACGTTGCGCCTGTGTTCGTGACAGTCACTTCTGCCGAAGGCACTGATTCACCGTACGAGTTGTACTGCGAAACTCGATATGCGTTAAGACCTGCTGCTAACTGACCTAACGTTGTTTGACCAGTGACAGTGACGCCTGTGACTGTGCCTGCTGCTGCTGATGTGTCTGAATACGTGACACCACCAGTCAACGCTTGTTCGAGGTAAGGGTCAGGCACTGCAAGTTCAATCGACGCAGTGAACCACTTCGGAATGTCACCGTGAACACCGAAGACTGGAAGTTCACCGCTTGCGCCTTTGACTGCGATTGCGTCACCAGTTTCGACGACTTGCGTCATTGATGCCTTGACCAGTGTGTCAGTTACGAATGAATTCGACGCTGACAGAAGATTGCCAAGATTGTCGAGCGGCGTGATTCGCATCGCGACTGGCCAAATCGATGCACCTGACGGTTGTGTGTTCGTTGTCATGTCTTTTTCTCCTGTTTAGGGTAACTGCACATACACTGCGAATTGTCGAAAACCGTCGAAGTACGACATCGCCATTCGTTCGGCGTAGAACTGAACCAAGTTCGGTTGACCGTTTTGACCTCTGTCGACTGCTTCTGCCATTGAATCGGGAAATACTTGCGCTTCTTTTTCGATGCGCGTCATCACTAAATCAGTTGCGAACATCCACGAATAACCAGCGGCTGGTGTCGCATTCGCGTCACCGATTGGGCCGTTACCTGAATACCCTTCGTCAGGCACAACGATGTTGCCGAACAAATCTTTCATGAAGTTTCCGATGATGCGAACGTTTAACAAGTTCGGTGCAGCGCCCGGAATGCAATGAATCATGCCTTGACCGCCGACGCCTTTGCGAAGTGCATCTTGAAGACGTGCAAGACCGTCAATCAAAGAAACTGGATTCGCAGACGAACCACTTGGGTTCACAATCGTTGACATGCCTGACTTCGTCAAGTAGTTGTTCGGTGAACCTGACGATTGTGCGATTGCGCCGTCCCAGAATTCAAGTGCGATTGCAGACGCTGACGCAACATCGTTTTGACGTTGTGCGCGACCTTTGAAGTCAAGTGCTTCGAAACCGATTGTTGAACATTCGTACTTCGTCACAATCACGAAAGGGTCACAATTCACAATCGGTTCGTTAGGCGGCGTAAACGCAACGAATTGAGTCGTGTAATCATTCGGTGCGCGATTCACTGCAGCACTTGAATTTTCAGGTGCGTACATGATACCGCGTGTCCATGCAGGCTTTCCGCCTTCAATCGCTGCGCGCGCGTCAAGTTCAAGTTTCAAGTCAGAAGGCAACAATGCAAGTTGTTCGCCGTTTAACGTGAAGTCGTTCGTTTCATCGGCGGGAGCCACCGAAGAAGCCAACAAAGAAATCTGTGGCCCCTTCGGTGGAATCGCCGGGACTGGAACTCGGACACCTGATGCGCTCGTCGTTGTCATGAATTACGAAATGCTCACAGTTGCAGATGAACCACCGCGTGCGTGCGTCGTCGAAACGATTTGAAGTGCGCCGCCTGAAAAACCGCGATACGCGATTCCTTCAAACGTTTCAACGAACGTTTCGTAATCGTTTGTCGAATCGAGTGTCGCGTCACGAACGACACCCAAGTTCAAAAGACCACTGTCGATGAACTGAAATGAACCTTCGATGAACAAGTTCCACACGATTGTCGTCGGGTACAAAGGCATCGCTGCTGACGCAGTGAACGCACCAAAGTTTTGACCTGAAATCGCGTCGAGCGTCCAAATTACTTTGATGCCACGCGTCATGAACTGTGCGTCAATCCATTCGTCAGTGACGCCGAAGACGTCGACTGAACCTGAATCGTGGGCAAGTTCAAGCACACGGTCTTGACGAATGATTGACTTCACCCAATGAGGAAGAATCACTGTCAACGTCTGCGAAGGCGACAAACGATGCGTCCAACGAAAGTTCGCGCTGATTTGGTCGACTGTCGTGAACATGTCACGCGATGCACCAAGAAGTGATGCTGACGTGATGCCTTGCGTGCATTGCGCATTGATAAGTGTCAACAATTCGACTTCAGCAATTCGCGCGGCAGCAGCAATCGCAAGGTCAGTGTTCGCAGCAATCGTGTCGGGGTCGAACTGACCTTGCAAGTTACCGAACTGCAAACGAGTCGGAATAGCGTTGACAAAAACCGTTTGTGGCGATGCACACGCAATCGTCAAAACAGGTTTCGTCGCGCCAGCAGGGTTCGCGTCAGTTGCTTCTGTCCACACTGACGTCGCACCAGCAAGTGAAGCAATTGTAGGTGGCTGACGGAATTGCAGACCGCCTCGGTCGGCTTGGAACTGTGCAAGACCAGTCTTGACAGGTCGGTCAGCAATCGCCCACGTGTCGAGCGAATAATCAACGTTCACTGGCTGACACGTACCGCCCGATGCGGTTAACGCCTGAAGACTCGTGACTGCATCAATCTTCAACATGTTGCCGGTGATGTCGTCTTGCTTCAACTTGCGGTCTTCGGGCCAGATGCTTGTCAAGTCTGCGCTCGCGATGAGAACTTCACCGTGTGACGCTTTCTTGTGCATCGTGAACAACTTTCGCGACATCACGCGTGCGAGTTCTTCGCGTGTCGTGAATGCTTCGCCGACATTCTTGCCGGGGAAGTTTCCTGCTGCGAGAAGTTCAGCACGTGGCGTCACATCGGCAGTTGGCTTAATCGGTGCGACTGCGCGATTCATCTGCGCAGGTGACGACTTGAAAGACTTCTTTGCACCAGTCGCGACTAATTCTTTATTCGAATCAGCGTTCGCTTCTGCTTCGCCTTCTGATTCAGATTCCCCGCCACCATCGGTGTTGCCTTCTGCTTCGCCTTCTGCGTCAGATTCATCACCGTTCAACTTCGCGCGCACTGCACGTGCAGCGTCTTTCTTCGCCTCCGCTTCTTGTTTTGCGACTGCGATTTCGTCGCTGCGCGTCATCACTGATTCGATGCCTGCGTACAGTTCATCGATAATCGCGAGATTTTCAGGCGTCGTTTCGAGGTCAATCACTTCATCGAAACACTTGCCCAAGTCAGTGCGAAGACTGTCAAGTTCGGTTTCGGATAGTTCGCCAAGTCGAGCGATTGCTGCGCGGATTTTCTCAATCAGTTTCATGTGGATTCTGGCTCCTGTATAGACGTGAAAGAAATGCGAAGTTGCATTTCAACAAGAACCGAATCCATCGGCACACTAAGTCAACAAATCCATTGTTGACGTCGCTTTACTGACTAGAAATCTAGCCGACACGAATCACGTGTCAAGCATTTCGATTAACTATTTACGACGCAGTGATTCGAAACGTCGACGTGCGAATTGTTTGTCTAGTTCTAACTTGCGTGCGCGAAGTCGCTCTTTTTCGCTTTCTAGTATGAAAGACAAGGCTTTTCGCAATGCGAAGTCGCCTTCAAGTGCTTTGAATGCTTCGTCGACTTCGTTGTCGTCGATGTCTTGAAGTTCGCGCATTTGATACGCGCCTGCTGCGACTAACGACACAGGTGAACCACCGTCTTCGATAACTGCGACAGGGAATCCCGGTTGATTGACTGACAGACACGCGACAAGTTCGAGATTGCCGCCTAACTTGCGCCAGTCGCCTGACGGTGACGACGCACGAATCGCACGCAACTTCACTTCGTCAATGTCAGGTCGAAGTGCACCGTGAACCCAAATGCCGAATTCGTCTTCACCGCATACGACGTCTGCGAACGCAGTGCCTGTGTGGTCGTAGTGCTTTTGCACGTCGTACGCGTGCGTGAATCGTGACGAACCTGCGTGACTTGTGTCGAACGTAAGAACACCGACTGTGACCTTGTCGCCTTCTGCTGTCGTGACTGCTTCGCGCTTGTTCATGAACTGTGCGTAATTCATCTTCGAATGCGGCGGCGTCACGCACGCACCGTCTTGACCTGTGTGACAGACGCCCCACGGTGCGATGTGACCGAAGACTTCGCCTTCGTCAGTAATTGTGAATGGACACGCGTACACACCGCCGAATCGCTTTTCACCGCGACCTGTGAAGATTTCCTTCAATCGACCGTCACCTAACGTGAAGTTCGGATTTTCGAACCACGCTTTAGGCGGTCGAACTGGTGCGTTACCACTTGCGACAAGAACGTCGTAACCGTTCGCGCAAGGTACGCATTCTTCTTTCGCCATGTAGTGAATTAAGAAACCGCCTGCAGTCACCGAATCAGGTTGATTCATCGCGTCGTCAGTCTTCTGCGGTATCGCAGGCGTCGATGCGTCGTCACCTAAGACGATGTACGCACCGTTAAACGCAGGGAAAGGCAACACAGTGCAACCCATGATTGTGCCTTTCGTCAACGTCGACGTTGTCACAGGGATACCAAATTCGTCGATGTCGACGATTGCTTCGATGCTTTCGTCTGCTGCGATGTCTGCGCTGATGCCGCAACGACCCATCTTTTCAGTCAAGTCTGCGAAGTACGCACCGTCATCGTTTGGGAAGTAGAAACCTTTCGCGACGATAAGTTGCGTGCCGTTTTCGCCTTCTGCGCGTTCGATTGAATCGATGCGACCACACCACACTGCAGGCGCGTTCATGTCCATTCCAGAAGGGTCGTGCGTCGACGTTGCTTGACCCATCAAAGGCATAGGCATAGGTGGCCATTCAAGTGCGTTGACTGCGATTGCGCGACCGTCACCTGTGTCTTGACCTTCAATCACCATGACTGGAATCGTGAACGCTGGCCCCATGTTCGTTGAACCTGCGACGACAGGCGGCGCATTCGATGTCGACGGAGCCATTGTTGGCAAATCATCAGTCGCATTCGGTGCAACAACTGATGCAGATTCTGCGTCGACTTCAATCGCTGTTGCGCCTAATTTCGTTGCGTCGTCTTCTTCGACACCGCCTTCATCGTCTGCGTCGTCGCCTTGCGGGTCACTGGCGGTTCCTGTGTCGGCAGAAAAATTTAGACACGTGCAATCGGGTGACAAACACGCGCCTGAATTATTTCCATCTTGTGTGTTTTCGTGCACAGACGCAAGATGCGAACAATCGTTGCTTTGACACACTGCGTCGGGCAAAACATTGCCTTCGTCGTCAATCGGGTTAATGACAGGCGTGACGTTTTCAACTGCAAGTTTCGCAGTTTTTGCAGGCAACGCAGATTTCGCAGGCTCGTCATTCGCGTCGTCGACTTTCTGCGTCGCGTCAAGTTCGTCGAGCAATTTTCCAATCTGTGCGATTGCGTCGTCGACTTTCGCATCATTAGAATCAACGTCTTCATCGGGGTCGGTTTTCTGCACGGCTTGCACTTCGTCGAATGCTTGTTTTAACTTCGCAATCGCTGCGTCGACGTCTGTGTCTGAAGTGTCATCAGACGCGTCAGAAGACACATTCTTGGCGTCCGTGTCACTTGTCGGTACAATCGGTGCATCTTTGACAGGCGACGTCGCAAATGAATGAATCGACGCAAGAAGTTCACTTCGCGGCATCGCAGGCGAAAGTTTGTAAGTGCGCTTCTTCGTCTTCATCGTCATTGTCAACCTCAATCAGTCAATCACACACAAAAGTTGTGTGTTGTGACTAGAAGATTAGCAATTAGAAGAAGAAAATTCCCGGACAGTATTTCGAATCTGCGCTCCATTGAACACCGAATCGACCGTTGCGTTTGAATTCAAAGACGAACGCAGAACTTTGTTGGTCGCCTGTCGCTTGATTAGGTGTCGGCGGTAAATGCAAATACGGTGCAAGTCGAATGATGCCTTGCCACGTTGAAATCGTGAATTGATA